TTCTCCGGCTCTTTTGGGGGAGCGGGAGACGTTTCCTTGCCCGACCCGCTATCCGTTACCGGCTGTTCCGGCGTTTTTGTGGTTTTATCATCTGCCATAAGCATTTACCTCCTGTTTTTGGGCATGAAAAAAGGGGCTCAACTTTTCAGTCAAGCCCCAGTGGGAAGTTCCTCCTTTCTCCGCCATGATACAAAAATACCGCCCATAGTCTCGTTTGGGCGGTACTTTGTGTAAGATTGGCAGTCCATTATTAAGTTTTTTATTATGTTCCCTTTGTACACCGTTGCAAACGTTGAAAAAGTGAATTTTCTTTGAATTTTTAAAAGACCCGGTTTAAAAACATCCCTTTAAGTTTGTATAGGGTGTAAGAACTGTTTTTCCAGACAGACCACTTCTCTATGGTTTCCCTTGTGAAAGTCCCAGACTTCTTAAAAAGTCACATCGCACCTTGAAAATCGCATGAGCCACCCCAGCAGGATACCTCCGGTACTGAATGTGCATTCTGCGCGTCTTACCAGAAAAAACGTCGGAGAGAATCGGGCAGGAACGGGCTGGGACAGAGTGGACGGTAGTTAAGAGCAAGATTCGCCTTTGTATACGAAACCGCTCCTACGGGCGATTTTTCTACGGCGGCATCTTGATGGGGATTGTGCTCCCCATACCCTCACATCGTGCAAAATCACATGATTTTGCCTGTTGGTGGCCTGTCGCAGCAGGTCACAGCCGGAGTGCAGATGCACTGCCGGGAAAATCAAATTCTTGATTTTGGAAAGGAGACCCCATGCCACGAACAAAGAGAAAAGTGAAATCTATCGTAAAGACAAAAGTAATCTCCGCACGAGTTACAGAAACAGTACATGAACTTTTACACCGGCAGGCAGAAGATGCCGGGATGACCCTCTCTCAATTTGTAGCGCAGATGCTGATGAAAGGCCGCGTGAATACCTCGTATGTGTTCTATGTCCACCCGGACGAAATTGAAGCCATCACACGGGAGTTTGCCGCCATCGGGAATAATCTGAACCAGATCGCGGCGTTCTTCAACAGTGGGGGTCTTCCATCACATGTCATGTGTGAAAACATCAACCATGCGATTTCCTGCATTTTTGAAATGCGGGAGCAGGTCGCAGAAATGGCAGGAAAGAACTATGGCAATCTTAAAGCACATCGCAAGTAAGAGTTCCAACTATGGTGCTGCGCTGGAGTACCTGATTTTCAAGCATGACGAACTTCGGAAAACTCTGATCCTTGACCAAAACGGAAATCGTATCATGCGAGATGAGTATTATCTGGACGGTCTGAACTGTGAACCTTATTCCTTCGATGCGGCCTGCCAGCAACTGAACCGCGAATATCAGAAGAACAAAAACAAGGATGAAATTAAATCGCACCATTACATCATCAGCTTTGATCCACGGGACAGCGCAGAAAATTGTTTGACGGGGAAACGGGCACAGGAGCTTGGGCTGGAATACGCAAAAGCAAATTTTCCTGGGCATCAGGCTTTGGTCTGTACGCACATGGACGGTCATAATGGCAGCGGCAATATTCATGTACATATCGTAATCAACAGTTTGCGAAAACTGGATGTGTCTAAGCAGCCCTTTATGGAGCGGCCCATTGACTGCAAGGCAGGGTACAAGCACCATGTGACGAACGAGTACCTGAAACACCTGCAGAAATCCCTCATGGATTTGTGCCGCTGCGAATTTCTGCATCAGGTCGATTTACTGTCACCATCCAGAATGGGCGTGACCGAGGCAGAGTATTGGGCACAGCGGCGGCTGGATGAGAAAAAGCAAGAAATCGAAAAGGAAGGATTTACGCCCAACCCGACAAAGTTTCAAACACAGAAACAGCTTATCCGGGATGCCGTTGCCGCTGCTCGTGAGAGAGCAATCTCGTATGAGGACTTTCAAAATATCTTGCAGGATGAATATGACATTTTTGTCAAAACACAACGTGGACGTTACAGCTATCTGCCGCCGGAACGGAACAAGTTTATATCGGAACGTTCTTTAGGGGACAGCTGCAAAAGAGAATGTCTGGAAGGATTCTTTGTTCAGAACGCAGAGAGAAATGTGCGGTACAAGGAAGACCCGATGCTGATCTTTACGACCAGAACCAGACTGCGGCTCGTTGTGGACCTGCAGGAGAATGTCAAGGCACAGGAAAGTATGGCCTATGCGCTAAAGGTCAAAATCAGCAATTTGCAGAAAATGGCCGAAACGCTGGTATGGGTGCAGGAAAACAACATCAACGACCTGGCAGAACTGAACGATCTGTGTAAGACAGCACAGGCCAATGCGCAGGCTGCGTATGAACGGCTGTCACAGGCAGAGGATGAACTGTACAAAACCAATGAGCAGATTCATTATGCGGGACAGTACCTTTCCACCAAAGAGGTCCAGCAGCAATTTACGAAAGCAATTTTCAAGAAAAAATTCCGCGCAGAGCATTCCAAGGAATTGGATGCCTATGTGGAATCCGTGAAATACTTCCGGGAAGAAAATGATGGAAAGCTGCCATCGCTGAAATCTCTGAAAAAGCGGAAAGAAAAACTGACGCAAGAAATCGCAGAGAGGAAAAAGGCATATGCTCCCCTGAGGAAAGAATCCAGGCGTCTGGAAATTGCATCGGATAATGTGTACAGCATCTTCCGAAAAACCAATGAGATGAAATCCGACCTTGCATGGAAACGCGAGTGGGAGGCCAAAGTCCGCGAAAAGGCAAGGCAGGAGCAGGCTCGACAGGAACAGCGCGAGCGTCAACCGAAACGCAAGAAGCGCAGCTACGATACGAGCCTGTAAGCAACAGGGTCTTCCACCCCGCACCCCGGAACCCTGCCGGATGCGTAAGCCCGTGCAGGACTTTCCCATTCGGCAGGGACTTTTGAAAACGATTAGGAGGAAGTTTGAGTAAAGAGTACATCAAGGCACAAACCCCACTACCCGCTTATTTCCCTTATCCGAAATTTCTGCTGCAGATGAGCCTTTCCCATACGGCACGATTGACGTATGTTTTGCTGCTGGACCGCATGACCCTTTCCCAGAAGAACGGCTGGGTGGATGTGCAGGGCCGGGCATATGTGCTCTATCCGTTGGCAGGGCTGGCGGAAGATCTTCAGAGCAGTATTTCCAGTGTCACCCGTGCCCTGCGGGAACTGGAAGCCGCACGGCTGATCGAACGGCGGTCCAATGGCTTTTCCAAGCCAAACCAGGTGTTCCTAAGCTTCCCATCTACTGCGCAGAAATGCACAGTCGAGATGGTCAAAAATGAGCAGCCTGATTGCTCAAAGGTGAGCAATACGATTGCGCAAAACTGCACACCTAACCAAATAAATAAGAACAACCTAAGATTGAACCAACTGAGTAGAACCAAAGAAGCATATGGGCGTTATCGGAATGTCTATCTGGAAGATTATTCAGAACTGAAAATGGAAATTGCAGAGTTGGATTCCCTGATTGATGACCTTTCAATCTATATGCAGTCTACAGGCAGGAAGTACGCAGACCATGCGGCGACCCTGCGCAGCTGGTCGGCACGGAAGAAAAGACAACAGAAACCGGGAGCAGGCATCCCGGACTATACCTACAACAAGGAGGAAAGTTTATGACGGAAACGATCCAGACAGCGATGGACAGGCTTATGACGATCTCTGTGGAACCGCAGGACTATGTTGCAGAAGATGGGCTGCTGTACTGCGGCAGCTGCAAAACTCCCAAGGAAGCGTTCTTTCCGAATGGCAAAAAACTGTTTGGGCGTGACCGCCATCCGGCTGAATGCCGGTGCAGGCAGGCTACAAGGGAAAAGCAAGAGAAAGAAGAACGTGCAAGGCTGCATTACGAGAAAGTGCAGCGGTTGAAGCTGCAGGGCTTTACCGACTGGGCGATGCAGCACTGGACATTTGCAAACGATCACGGGCAAAATCCACAGATGCAGCTGGCACAGCGGTATGTGGCCCACTGGCCGGAAATGCGGGAAAAGAATGTGGGGCTACTGCTCTGGGGCGGTGTTGGTACAGGCAAGAGTTTTATGGCGGGCTGCATTGCCAATGCCCTGATGGAACAGGAAGTGACCGTCTGCATGACGAATTTTGCCCGAATCATGAATGAACTGAATAACGCCTTTTCCGGGCGGAATGAAGTCGTGGACAGGCTCTGCGGCTATCCGTTGCTTGTCATTGACGATTTCGGCATGGAGCGGGGCACGGAATATGCGCTGGAGCAGATTTACAACATTATCGACAGCCGTTACCGCAGCCGAAAACCACTGATCGTCACCACGAACCTGACCCTGACGGAGTTGAAAAAACCGCAGGATACCGCTCACGCCCGTATCTATGATCGTCTGCTGGAACTGTGTACGCCGATTGCCTGCACAGGCCCCAGCATGAGAAAGGATATAGGACAGGCAAAATTGAACTTGCTGAAAACACTTCTGGCTTGAATGGGAGGAACGCGATTGCAAGAAAACGGCAGAATGAATTGGCTGGAGCAGGTCCACCAGATGAAAGATCGAGACATCCGCACGATAGAACAGCATGAACTGCAGGAACTGCCGAAGGATGCAGTGGAACACGGACTGCCGCAGGAGGAAAGGCTGAAAAATCTGCTGGATAAAGTCGGAAATCCTTATTGCTATCTGGACAACGGAATCATTGTGAAGCTGAATTTCGCGCCGAGAGGGAGCAGCACACTGTCTGAGCGCGTTGGAAGGTGCTTTCAGTCGGCCAGCTGAAAAGGCAGAGAAGACTTCGGCAAGCTGCTGAAAAATCACACAGAAAATTTTGCACTTTAATGTGATAAAGCACTGGACAAAGGGTGATGATTCTGGTAAGCTGTTTGTGGGTAAGAAAATAGGAATGTGCCAACTGAGCAGAACTTGCTCGGTGGGCTTGTTCTACATACAAATGTGGAGCCTTTCACTTCTCTGACGAACAGTATTGCCGATTCGTTAAGGAGGTGGAAGGCTTTTGTTATACCCTGATATGAATTCACAGAAGAAAACACAGCAAACAAGATACCGCACAGCATTATATCTGCGCCTGTCCCGTGAGGATGGTGATAAGACAGAGAGCGACAGCATTGCAAACCAGCGTACATTGCTGGAAGCCTATGCCGCAGACCACCCGGAACTGTGCATCGTGGATGAGTTTGTGGACGATGGCTACTCCGGCTCGAACTTTGAACGGCCTGCGTTCCAAAACCTGTTCAGGGAACTGGAGCAGGGGACCATCAACTGCATTCTGGTGAAAGATTTGTCCCGCTTTGGACGGAATTACATTGAAGTGGGACGTTATCTGGAACGCATTTTTCCGGTCATGCGGGTTCGGCTGATTGCAGTGACGGACAACTATGACAGTCAATCTGCGTGGAAGACCAGCGATTCCATCATGGTCCCAATGCGGAACCTGCTCAACGATGCGTACTGCCGGGACATTTCCGTCAAGATCAAGAGCCAGCTTGCGGTCAAGCGGAAACGCGGCGATTTTGTGGGGAGCTTTGCAGCGTATGGATACCGGAAGGATCCTGCCAATCATACCAAGCTGATCGTGGACGAACTGGCAGCAGAAAATGTACAAAGTATTTTTCGCTGGAAGATCAGCGGCATGAGCAATCAAGGCATCGCAGACCGCTTGAATGCGGAGAAAGCACCATCTCCTGCGACACGAAAGTTGCAAAGCGGTGCAAAGCTGAGCCTGCATTTCCGCAAGAGCGATGAGCCGCCGTGGTCTGCCAAGGCGGTGGACCGCATTCTGCACAACGAGGTCTATATCGGAAAACTGGTGCAGGGAAAGACAAGGAGACTGGACTATCGCTCCAAAAAGAAAATGAACGTGCCGATGCGGGACTGGACAATCGTGGACAATACCCATGAAGCAATCATTCCGGCAGAGCAGTTTGAACTGGTGCAGCGGATTCTGGAAACCGAAACACGCAGGCCGAACGATGCCGAAACGGTGGCCCTGTTTGCAGGCTTTCTCTACTGTGGGGACTGCGGCAGCCGGCTGGTGCGCAGGTCGGCCAGCTATAAGGGAAAGCGGTATATCTATTATCAGTGCTCCGGCAGCAAACAGAACAAAGGCAGCTGCACGAGCCATAACCTACGGGATGAAAAGCTCTATAACATTGTGCGGAATGCGCTCCAGATGCAGATCCAGATTGTGATGGAGGAAGCAGAATTTGTGGAAAGCATCCGGCAGGCCCAGCAGGAACCCTACCGTGTGCGGCGCATTGAACGGCAGATTCGGCAGCTGACTGCAGAAAAGACCCATACAAAGGGCATTAAGGAAAAATTGTATGGGGATTATGCAGACGAAATCCTCACACGGGAGGATTTTTTGAACTACAACGAACTGTACAGCAAGCGGATTGAAGAGTATGACCGCAAAATCACAGAACTGGAAGCGGAACAGCGAAATTTACAGACTGCTCCAAACGCTTATCCGTTTCTGGATGTGTACCGTAAGTATCGAAAATTGGAAGAAATCACCCGCCCGATGATTGTCGAATTGATTGAGAAAATCGAAGTCTATGAGGGCAATCGGGTAGAAATTACGTTCCGATTCCAGGATGAAATTGCGGACCTGCTGGAAGAACTGCATCAAAAGCAGATGGGGCAGCGTGAAGTGTCTGCTTAAAAGGAGGCTGTGACTTATGGCAAGAGTAAGCAAGAAGGTAAGTGCGGCGCAGCGGGAAGCGGAGAACGCACCGCACCGTATCTGGAAAACCGCAATTTACGCACGACTGTCCGATTTTGATGATGTGCTTCGGGATACGGAATCACTGGAAGTGCAAATTTCCTATATCAAGGAGTACATTAACCATCGGGATGACCTGATGCTGCTGGATGTATTTGCGGACAAACGGTGCACAGGAACAAATTTTGACCGCCCGGAATTTGAACAGCTGCTGAAAGCACTGCAGGAGCGGAAAGTCAACTGCATTGTGGTAAAGGACTTCTCCCGACTGGGTCGTAATTTCGTGGAAACAGGTCAGTATCTGGAGCAAGTGTTTCCACTGTTTGGCGTAAGATTTATCGCCATCAATGATAATTATGACAGCCTGAACAGACAGAGCCGGGACGGGATGCTGGTGCCGATCAAGAGCATGATCAATGAGATGTACTCGAAAGACCTGTCCCAGAAGATTCAGTCGTGCTTTCGTTCCAAGGAAGCACGGGGAGAAATCTATACCCCTGTTCCATTTGGCTACAAAAAGGATCAGAAGAATCATTTGGTTCTGGATGAGGAAGTCAGCGATGTGGTAGTTCGGATTTTTCTCTGGAAGAAATCCGGCATGAAAGAGCGCGAGATTGCAAAGAAGCTGTCTGCGCAGGGAATCCCGACACCTTTTACACGCCGTTGTCAGCTGGGATACCTGAAAAACACCTTGCGGGTAAAGGACCCAGCATGGCAGACTGTGTTCGTGACAAAGGTGCTGGAAAATCCAATCTACACAGGAACAATGGTCTATAACCGCATCGCCTACGATGAAACGAATCGGAAAATCGGGCAGAATCCACGGGAAAGCTGGCGGATGGCGCCGGACAGCCATCCGGCGATTATCAGCTGGGAACTGTTTGATGAAATTTCCGCATTACGGGAAGCCGAGCAAGCAGTCAAGGAAGAGCGAAAAAAGTGGTGCAGACAGCGCAGAAAGAACAATCCGAACATCTTCAAAGGCAGAATCTTTTGCAAAAAGTGTGGAGAAAAATTGGTCTGTCATTGGCAAAGTGATGGTACGCTGTATTTTTACTGTGCATCTTGCCATGTTTCCATCTCAGAGAAAGACCTCTGGAACGGCATCAATCAGGAACTGCACCAGAGGTTAGAAGAACATAAGTACTTGAAAAAGATGATACAAAAGAATTCGGGGAAAAGCAACCTTGAAACGAAGAAAACGGCATTGAACCGTGAAATGGAACGGCTGTCGGGCAATATCGTTCGACTGGAATCACAGAAGCGCAGCGGCTATGAGCAGTATGTTCTCGGAAAACTTTCAAAAGAAAAATTTCTGGAACTGAGGCAGGTTTTGGAAAATGAAATCACAACACTGAAACAGACGAAAGCTGAAAAAGAGAAAGAACTGGCCGTTGTTCAAGAAGAATTGCGGCAGAAAAAGCAGATCGCAGGCAGCACAGAAGTCCTTTTGACGGCAGATAATCTGCTGCAGTATGTAAAGAAAATCGAAGTGGACCGCAGGAAAATCACTTACACAGAATTTTTACCGTAATGAAAAAGGAGAGCAGGACAATGAAAGAGAAAATCTACGATGCCCGGACAGGAATGGAATACGTTCTGGTTGGCGATTATTATCTGCCGGCCTTGAAACTGCCACGGACCCGTCCGATTGGCCGCTGGGGGATGCTGCACAAGGCATACCTGAAACTGCGAAAACCAGCCTATTATCAGAGCCTGCTGCTGAGTGGAAAACTGGATGCTGTTTTGGTAGACGTGGAAGAGCAGTCAGCAGAGCGATATGAGGTTTTGATCGAGCAGCTGAGCCGGCGGGAGCACGTATCGGAAAAACTGAAAGAAGAAAATCAGATGGAGTGGGTACGCCGTATGAGAAATCTGGAAAATCGTGCAGAGGAAATCGTAAAGGCAGAATTGATCTATACGTTTGAAGGACGGTGAACAGCAGATGATTGGAACCTACTACCGGCTTTCCCTTGCGGACGAAGATGTGGGTGCGGATAAGGCAGAAAGCAACAGCATTCAGGGCCAGCGCGGACTGGTAGAGGGGTACATCATGGCCCGCCCCGAACTGGCAACAGAGCCGCGTCAGGAGTATGTGGACGATGGCTACTCCGGCACCTCTACAAGCCGCCCGGCGTTCCAGCGGCTGATTCAGGACGCGCAGGATGGCAAGGTGAAAACAATTATCGTAAAGGACTTTTCCCGGTTTGTCCGCGATTATATCGAAGCAGGCGATTATATGGAGCGCATTTTTCCATTGCTGGGCGTTCGATTCATCTCTGTCAACGATGGGTATGACAGTGGAATGCAGGCCGGGAACGATGTACGCGGACTGGAAGTAGCCATCAAGAACATCATCAACGCATCCTACAGCCGGGATCTTTCTGCCAAAATCGCGGCAGCAGACCATGTGATGCAGAAAAAAGGAATGTATCTCGGAGGATACCGTCCATTTGGATTCCTGTCGGACCCGAACGACTGTCATAAGCTAATCCTCGACCCGGTAGCCAGTCGATATGTGCGGTTGATTTTTGAACTGGCATTGCAGGGCAACAGAACAGGCACCATCGCAAAAATCCTGAATGAAAATCAGATCCCGACCCCGGCAGCGTATCATGTGGCGGAAAACCATGTGTACAGTGAGCAGAAAGCATGGGATCTGCAGCGCAGCCATTGGACAAGTGGAACGGTTTACCATATTCTGAAAAATGAGAAGTATAAGGGAACCTACGTGGGCGCGAAATTCATTATGCCTGTTCCGTGCAAGCATCGGGTCCTGCGCGCACCGCTGGAACAGCAGGTACGAATTGAGGATAGCCATGCCGCCATTGTGACCCCGGAGGAATTTGAACAAGCACAAAAGGTTATTATGCTGCAGCATGGGAAGCACCAGGCCGGGAACTACACAAAACACCAGTATCCCTTGAAAGGCAAGGTCTACTGCGGCTACTGTCAGAAGCTGATGAAATATCGTGTACTCAAGAAACTTGGCCCCTCGTTTAACTGCAGATTTTCGGCCACAGCGGTGGACAGCCCTTGCAAGCGAATCCCGATCTCTGAGGAATTGCTGGAAGAGATTGTCCGAAACGCACTGACAGTGCACATAAAGCAGGCGGAGCATGTACTGAAAATCCTGCACGAACGGGAACGCAAAGCGTTGATTAGCTTTTCCGCACTGGAACGGCAGGAAGAAAAGCTGAGTGCAGAAAAGGCAGAGATCGTAAAACAGCGCGTTGCACTGTATGAGCAATACGCCGACGGGAATATGAGTAAGGAAGAGTTCATCCGGCAGAGAGATGCCTACAGAGCGCAGGAAGATGAAAAGATGGAGCAGATTCAACGATTTCGTACCGAGAAAAATCAAATTTTCCTGCCAGTAAGGAAAGATGCTGATAATTTGCAGACTGTCGTAAGTGCAGCAGAAGAAGCAGGCGATGTGATGCACTTATCACAGAATGTGGTGGAAACCTTTATTGACCGCATTGAGGTTTTCAACGATAAGCGCGTGAAAATTCATTTTACATTTGAAGATGTGCTAAAAAGTTACGAAACAGGGTGAGAAATGATATTTGCGTTTTTGAAAGGTTCATGCTACAATAACTATAGAAGGGAGTGTGGAGGAAATGGTTCTCCAGTACTATGTAGTAGAAAATACGACCGGAAAACAAATTGAAATCGATATTGAATCGGCAACTAACGAAGACCTGACCTCTACAAAGGAAAAGTGGCAATCTGATTGGACGAGTGAATTTATCCGCGACCCAAAGCTAGAGAAGTATGCGGCGAAAACAGATGCTGGCGAAATTGTAGCATTGGGTGCATATCGAGAAGATGATCATGGGATATCGGTTTTTATCGCTAATATTGAAGCACATCCTGAGAGTAATCCGACAATTAGCACAGTGCGGAAATACGCAGGCATTGGCCGAATGATGATTGCTTATGGTATTCAATTGTCAATTGATAGTGGGCATGGCGGCATTGTTACCTTTGAAGCAAAAACAGATGAACTGTATGATCACTACATCAAAGATTTTCATGCAGTTCCGATTTTTCAGCCACATTCGGGAGGCCCCAAGCTGCTTATGCTAGCTGATGAAGGCGCACAAGAAATTTTCAGTACCTACTTATCTTAAAGATTGGAGGGTTCAGTATGAAAGATCAAGAACTTGAACTGCAGGTTGCTCCTATGAGCAATGATACAATGGAATATTTGAATGTTTTATTTGGCGTATGCAAACGTTTTAAAACAGATTATTACCATGCAACACCGAAGCAGCGTGAATTTATTGATGCAGTGGCTACGCACGAGTACCAGCTGATGAAGGCCCATGAGAAAGGACTGAGCCGAGGTTCTGTTCCTCCTTTTATGGGAATGAAGCGGAGTGAACGCAGCAATAATATGCCTGCTTGACGGTAAGAGAATAAGAAAAATGCCCGCATAAACCACAGACAGCATTCAGGAAAATCAAGAGGTGTCTGTAAATTTATGCGGGATTTGTTATTTTATAATTTTAACGTAAAAATATAAATACAAAGAAGAAGGCATTGCGATAGGAAGAAACAATATGAAAATTCAAAAAAAGTATAACAGAAAGGCAAACATGGAAAAATATGACTACATGTTTAGGCTGTTTGCAATTTTGACATAACTTCCATTTTATATGATTATAAGCCGCAAAACTTAAAAAAGCGATTCATTGTATTGTAGGCGGTACGGAATGCCTGCATGGTTTGGTCATCGATTTCCCAGTTCTCAGGGTATGTTATTGTGTTTTCTGGGTCATAATGATCTGCATCGGTTCTGCCTGCGTTTAGGTCTTCCATACACGATATGAATTTTTCCTTAGATATATTTATTGAAGTAAAACGCAAACCAAGTTGAGGCCAGTTTTCGCTGATTAAAATTTTCAACTTAGAAAAATAAAAATCGAATTTTTTGTGATCAAAGAAATCGGGAAAACTACAAGAGCTTGGAAGAATGCCAACGTGCGGTTTTAAGATGCATTTGCCATGAGTGTCAAAAAACAATGCGCGTCCAATCTCAGGAGTACTGGCGTAAGTATAGTAATTTAAAATATACTGCTTTAGCTTCTTTTCACACACAGCAATACAGTCTTGAATATAGCGTCTGCGTTCATTGTTATCCATGTCTTCTGGAGATTTTGTTTCGGTTTTACAAATATGGTCACGGATTATTCCAATACAAAAAGATATATAGCCTGTATGAATATCGTGCTCAATTAGTCCATACTTTTGGAGATGATCAATAGATATGATGTCATCACCAGAAACGGAATTGTATTTTTCGGGGCTAAGGGCCATTTTTTTAAGAAGAGAATATTCAGAACGATATATGCTTAAATGCTGAAGGATGGTTTCACATAAATGAACTCCGGCGGAAGATGTTTGAAATTGGCGCATGAGGTTATCACAAGTTGCTTTACTGACCTCAAATACATGCGTGGATTCTCGCTGCGATTTTACATTATCAAATATGTAGGAACAGAATTGACGAATGGCCCACGGCTGTCCTCCAAAAGCATTGTTGATACGTCCATAAACATAGGAAAACGCGATATTGCTATATTTCCCAAGGGTGTTAATCATTTCCTTGGTTTGGTCATCAGTAAATGCAGGAAGATAAGTGTTTCCGCTTTCAGAACAATTCATAATCCGGCCATACATAGGATTATCACACTGCTCTCCGTTAAAGGCTAAGTTGCTGACCTCATTTATGGTCGAATTGACACCACATACCACTATTGGACAGGCACATCCGCGCAATGCAGACCAGAAACCCTTGTATGCATCTAAACTTTTCCATGTTTCAGAAGTGGCAGTGTTGTAAGTGATAAGTTCAATTTCGTCTAATGCAATAACAAATAATTTATCTCCACGGTACCGACGAATATCATCAATGAAGCAGGCAACACCGCGTTTTTCATAATCATCATCATTACTTGTTAAATTTAAACGGTCATGGAATTGGGACAGGGATTCATCATCACAGCGGGTGGTCTCTAACATACGCGCCCTTACTTGACAAGCAATTTCAAACAAGACGTTCTTCCACGATGAAAATGTTTCGTAGGTTCTAGATTCAACTAAAACATATGGAGTTTCTTCTCGGTCTAAACGACGCAAAACTGCATTAAGAACAGATGTTTTTCCGCTACGTCGCAAACCAAAAATACCAGAGTTACTACCTTGATGAATTCTTGCAACTACTGCATCTGCAATTTTACCACGATCTCCAAATAGTAAATTATCGTCATCAATTGCATCGTTTTCACCGAGCATATTGTTTTCAAAGTAGTATTCTCCAAATCGATTAAGCATGCAATCTGTTAGTTCTTTAGTATTTTTACATGCTAAAAGCTCTTCAAAAGAGAAGGGGATTACAGAAGCGCGAGGCTCTCCTTTTATACTATCTACTTTTGCACGCAGTTCACTAGCATTACTAATTAGAATGTAGAAATTCACCAACGGGCGACGCTCAATTAACTCCCGACGCTTGCGAAGTTCTCTTTCTACTTTTAGTGTTTTCTGTTGCCAGCTCTTATCATCAAAGTGTGAGAAAACGATTAGAAATTCTCCACTTTCACGCACATATTGCTTAAAGGTTTCTGTTACACTTGCCAAACAGAACTGATACAGACTGGATTGATCCATATAATGATGTCCGATTCTTGTGATAAGGAGAACTTGCTTTAACTTCTGAATGACCTCAAGTTCTCCAGAGTTTGGCTTGAGATGATCCTCGGCTGCTCTACTTAAATCTAGGCGGCGAGAAAGTCCAGGAGCTGCAAACTCTGTTAAATTATGCTCTTCAACATGCTTCTCCAATTTCATATGGATGACTTTATCACAATTGGGGGTAATTACAAAACTAACCTCGTCACCAATAGAAAAATCATCCATCCTACTTTTTGAAATTAGGCTATCTTGATTGAAGTAATAACTATTCTTATCTTTGGCATGGATGACACCGTGGCGGCCTTTTTGGGGATCAGATAGGTACAGTTCAGCAATCGTTCCGAGCATTGATATCACCTCTTCAAAATATTTGATAACATGATTATATCGAATTGGCATTGGTTTGTAAATGTTTTGTGCGGAGATGTCTTGAATTTGCCCGTTGAGCAGGTACTCTAAAGAAACAAATAGTAGCTGTGCTTAGAACTCATCCTAAAAAAATGCGAATAAAAAGCTCGCATAAACCACAGACAGCACCCAAGATGATTCGAGGGTGCGTCTGCGGCTTATGCGGGCCTTTTTGTTTTGTGATTTTAATTACGGATGGATGTTAAATTCCAAGGCTGACAAGAGTGGCCTTTAACTCCCTCGCCGTGCGGATAATGATTTCCTGCTCAGTTTCGTTGCAGTCCAATAACAGACGATGCAATTCGGTGTTGGAAGTTGAAACGGAATAGTGAAGACTGTCTAGCAACAAATCATCAACGGAAATGCAGAGGGCGTCGGCAATATCGACCAGAGTGGCAACGCTGGGGTGTTCTGTGCCTTTTTCAATTTTGGCCAGAAATTCACGACTGCGATTGATTTTAGAGGCTAAGGCTTCCTGGGTGATATTACCACACTGCATTCTGAAATAACCAATACGTTTTCCCAAAGCAACATAATTGACGGACATAAGTAAATCTTCCTTTCGAATGCCCGCATAAGAGTACTTTTATTATCTGGCCTATGGAAAAACGAATCAAGAAGAACGAAAAGAGCAGCCAACATAGAAGTCAGAATTTTAGTTTTTCCCCTCTAGCGGAGATGGCTTCTGAGGCCAAAATGTGACCCAGTAGGTCACATTTTAAGGAACAAGTGACCTGCTGGGTCACAGAAAAATTATCTGACAGGTGTATAATAAAACCATAAAATTGAACAGCACGATAATGTGAGTGAGAACGAAGTGAAAAAGTTACTGACGCTGTACAACGGGGTTCAGTTAACGGATGTACTTTCATTTGTATAGAGAAAATGATGAAAATGTGGCTCAGAATTTGGCGTGGCCACCCCTAGCGGTCGTGTGTTCTGAGGCAATTTTGTGAAGTGTTACATCACAATTTGCTGCACATGTGAAGTGCTACTTCACAGAAAAAATCATCTGACAAGTGTATAATAAAAGCATGAAATCAAACGGCAAAGATAAGGTGGTGAGAACAACGTGGAGCAACTACTGACACTGTATAGCGAAGTTCAGTCAACGGATGTACGGTGGCTGTGGTATCCCTTTATTGCAATCGGGAAAATCACACTTCTGCAAGGTGATCCCGGCGATGGAAAATCTACCATGATGATGAATCTGATTGCGGAACTTTCAACAGGAGGTAAGACCCCGGACGGATGCAAAATTGGTGCGCCGCAAAAAGTGATTTATCAGTGCTCGGAGGATGGCGTTTCAGACACGATAAAGCCCCGTTTGGAACGCTGCGGAGCAGACTGCCGGAAGATTGCCTTCATCAATGAAGAGGTTTATAACGGCCTCACATTGGATGATGAGCGCATCCGTCAGGCAATCATTGAATTTCGGCCTCGATTGGTCGTGATCGATCCGATTCAGGCTTATCTTGGCAGCGATTCGGATTTGCAAATCGCAGGCAGAGCGCGGAAACTCATGCGCCGCCTTGGAATGTGGGCTGCTGGTTACGACTGCGCTATCGTTCTGATTGGACACCTTAACAAAAAAGAAGGCTCCAAAGGGCTGTACCGCAGCCTTGGCAGCATTGATGTTGTGGCAGCAGCACGAAGCGTCCTGCAGGTGGAGCGAGATACCGAGAATCCTGATATAAGAATCGTACATCAAATCAAAAACAGTCTTGCGCCTACGGCAGAAGACATCCGCTTTTCCATTTCTGCCGACAAGGGCTTTCGATGGCTGGAATGCAGGCCACAGCTTTTTGAAAAACAACAGCCGGACGCCGAACCTAAATTTGATACAGAGCAACAGAAAGCTGCCTATTGGATCAAGCATTTCCTTGAAAAAGGCGATATGAGTGCAAATGAAATTTATTGCCGTCTGGACAATGAGGGTGTCAGCAAACGAGTGGCGCGGATGGTAAAAACGGAAATGGGAATCCACTGCTACCAGAAGAAGCGGAGATGGTATTGGAGTGTTCAGCTGGAAGAAGGAGCTATGAATGGACCGCAAGTATAAGGTTGGTGGCTATGTGAAACTTGCAAAACTGTGGGAACGCTCTAAGGATGCAGCAGTAGCCTATCACAGTTCCTACTATGCTGAAAAGTTTAAGGATGATGCGGATAAAAGGCTGGTTGGTGTCTATATTGACATCACAGGGAATAAGGAAATTTATAAACGCCCGGAAATGGTGCACCTGCTCAAAGATTGCAAAAAGGGTACCGTCAATCTGATTTTTTCACAGACAAGGGCCTACCTTGCAGCGAATACCTGTGATTTCTGTTTTCTGCTGAAATATCTGTTTGATTTGCCGATGCGGGTGGACATTGTTACAGATGATGACGACCAGAGAATTGACACGATTCTTGATGTTGAGAATCAGCGCCAGAACCTGAAAGAATTGGCCGAAAAATATACATCAATCCGAAGGAAAGATTATCTTGAGTGGAGAATCCGACTGGAAGATGAAATGATAAAGGCTGAAGAAAAATGAACGTAGAACATATCCCAGCAGAAGATGTGGACATGCTGCCGTGTGGAGCAGACTGGCAGAGTAGGCATTTGGAGTCCGAAAAGAGAAAAGCTGAAATTCGGGACAGAATCCATAAGCAGGCAGAACAGGGCCAGAAAACGGCAAAAGACTACTTTCGTCCGGCGAAACCGACACCGTCAATTTACGACAGCGACCTGAAGCGTGTAGCGGTTTATGCCCGTGTCAGCACTTCCAGCGAAGAACAGATTTCTTCCATTGAAAACCAGACTCTATATTACACCAAAAAGATTGCAGAAACGGAAAACTGGAATTTGCAGGATATTTACAGCGATGAAGGAAAATCGGGTACTTCACTGCGGAAACGGGATGCGTTTAAGCGCATGATGCGGGATGCCAAAGACCAGAAGATGGATTTGATTATCTGTGCCAGCATTTCACGTTTTGCCCGGAATTTTTCGGATTGCATGACACAGATCGCAGCTTTGAAAACTATGCATCCTGCACATCCCATCGGTGTGTACTTTGAAACAGAGAATATCTACACGCTGAATCCAAGTAGCCAATACAGCCTTGACATTCAGGCGCTTCTGGCGGACTGGGAATCGGGCAATAAGAGCCGCCGCATGATCCTTTCGTATGACCAGCGCATTATGACAGGCCAGTACCCGGTGGCCGACCTGATGGGGTATCGGCATACCAAAGATGGACAGTTGGTAATTGAGCCGGAAGAAGCAAAGACGGTACGTTTTATCTTTCTGGCATTTATTCAGGGCTATGATTACGAACAGATTGCAATGATTCTGACACAGAAGAAGCGCAGCACCCTGCGCGGCAGGCAGGAGTGGAATGGCATGATGGTGGCTAACATCATGAAAAACGAACGTCGCTGGGGTGATCTGGAAGCTCGGAAGAGCATTGTGGTGGACTACAAGTTGGGCAAGGTCACAAAGAATAATGGGAATCGCTGCTCTGCCTATGTCCCGGAACATCACGAAGCAATTGTTTCGCCGGAGATTGCACGGGCTGCACATCTTGTGGCATCCAGCAGCAAAAAGTGCGGTGTGCAGGATATTGTGGTAATCCGGCAGGGAGCATTGAAAGGCTTTGTGGGTGTCCATCCGAACTGGAACGGTATCAATGCCGAAAGCATCCGCAGCCTTTGCCTGAGCACCTATCTGCCGGAAGAGGTGGCGAAACTGAACAAGATGGCAGAAATGCGGTCTGGAAAGAAGTTGGATATGGCATTGCCATCTGATTATTTGACGGTTCCAGGCACTTGCTTTATCAACCGGAGCAGCCCAGTCATGACGATTTCTAAAAATGGGATCCGTTTCAGCAAGGCCTGCCATAGCCGGTTGGACGACTGCGAGTATGTGGAACTGCTCTATCATCCGATTCTGCAGGTCGTGATTTTGCGAAAGAGCAATCACGGCTTTTCAACGACGATGCGCTGGAGAGATGACAATGACGTTCATAGTGCTTTTTCAGACAGAGCATTTTCTGGACTGGTCTTCCAAACATTGAACTGGAAAAGGAATTGCCGCTATCAGTGCCGTGGTATCTGCCAGGAACGGGAAAACGCAAAATTCCTGCTCTTTGAGTTGGATGAGTCTCGGATTTTGATTGGGAAAAATCATTATGAACAGGCTGATGGATACTCGATGAACCTGGAATGCCGGCTGTATCGGCATAAGTGGGTTCAGGGCATTACGGCCCGTGATGTGATGGAATTCGGCCAAGTCGTAGAAAATCCCATGATTGGTGCAATTCCAAGCAGAAATGAAGTTCAACGTGAACTGGATGATCTTTTGATGTCGATGTAGGAGGAACTTATAGAATGGAAGAAAAAAGCAGGGCGCAGGAACTGAGCGTTCGGGAAATCTCCTTGATTCGTGAACTTGCACAGATACGGAAAGAACATAAAAGAGAGCTGGAGTACGAAAAGTTCGATGGCTATGAACTTCCGCCGCGCACCCAGTTTTCCATGCTGAATAAACCTGCAGTGAGCATAAAATATGGTGTTATGAAATTTAATATGGCGTGCATTCGGCTTTTTGAAGGAATCAAGTATGTCCTTCCGATTTTGCACTCCAATAAGAAGCGGCTTGCGTTGATTATGTGCCCGGAAGAGGACAGTGCGTCTGTTGAATGGGCACGACAGAAAGACGAAAACTGGGTGAATAAGGATATTACATCATTGGAATTTGTGGAAAATATCTTCAGGCTCATGAACTGGAATCGGGAATGCCGTTATAAAGTGCTTGGACGGGTGGCTAATTCAGATCAGGGTCTTTGTATGTTGTTTGATTTGGAAGAAGCAATCATGTTCACCCCGAAGCCACAGGAATATACGGACCCGCTTACTGGCGAAATGAAGAAAAAACAGATGAAATTCTTCCCGGATACTTATAGAAATCGCATCGGAAAATCTTATAATGACTACATTGCAGATCATCAGATGAACATGTTTGAGGATTTTATTGGATATCAGGGGTCAGCAGTATTGGATGAGCCAGTACGGGAGGAAGATTCATTTTCAAAAGAGTCGATGTCCCAAGAAAGCGAAATCTCTGAAAATATATTACTGCCGGATTTAGCAAAACAGTCTGAAAGTATAGAACAGCAGAGCGGTGAGATTGCTGAGAGAGGAATGCCAACATGAGTTCTGAGCGAATTATGAATTTGCTGGTGACGATTCCGGCGGAAAGTCGGAGAATGAATGTGGGGAAAGATGTTATCCGTATTCTTGGAAGTCCGGCCTATATCTGCATTTTGCAGAGGAAAGATCGGCAGTCTATTGCAATTACGCCATGTGCTGCCGAACATCCAATGTCCTTTAAGGTCCCGGACAGGCTGCTGACCGACGGACAGTGCCGGATGATGATTAACGGAATACAGTTCATTCAGGCGTTGCTGGAGGCAAATGGTCTGGCAGCAGGAAAAGACCATCAGTTTAAAGGACGGTATGATGCCGAGAAAAATGCAGTTATCATTTCGCTTGAAAAAGATGAACAAAGTGCCCTCTCGCCTCAAAAGTGTACAACTTGACATCACGTCCACTTGGTCGTATAATACGTCCAAATGGACGTGATGAAGGGAGCCGATATTATGCGTGCCGGAATTTTAGATGGCTTTCAAACGATAATTCCAACAGCGGCAGCCGTCTTATTGAAAAAACGACAAATGTTAAGGATGACGCAACAAGAGATTGCTGATCGCGCAAAAATAACGTTGCGTCAATATCAAAGGTTGGAATCTGGGGAAAGAAGTATTTTGACCTGTTCTTTTGGCTTGGCGTGTCGAGTAATTGAAGCTCTTGATATGGATGTTTCTAAATTCTATCATGGTGACTATTACCTTGAAGAAGAAGTGAAGACAATGAGAGGCAAAGGGATTGCCAGCAGAAAAAAGTCATCGATTTAAAGGACGGCATGATGTCAAGAAAGAGCAATATGGACAAATCTATGTTGAAAAGTTTACATCTGCCAGCTTGATATGCACGGCGTTTTATGGTAAGATGAAAGTACAATAGGGAGATTATGAAGCTCGGAGAGAGACGGTGAGGCCGATGGAAGATAACAGGATGGTTAGTTTCTCACTGGGAGGAATGGCCTTTGAATACGATGATAATAAAAATCAGATAAATATTAAAAAACACGGAATTTCATTTAAGAGTGCAGCGCGTATCTTCTTTGACTATGACCGAATCGAGTTTTATGATGAGGATCATAGCTATGACGAAGATCGATATAACACCATAGGCGATACTTCTGCTGGACGGATTTCTCAAAAAACAGAGGGTGCATTGATTGGCAATATAGACCAGTTCATCGGAAAGGTGAATGAAATACTATTTGTTGTATATACTGAACGAGTAAGAATTGAAGAAAGCGGTACAAAAACAGATGTGACAAGATTGATTTCGGCACGAATGGCTACCGAATTTGAAAGGGGGCTTTATTATGGTAAAAACGAGTGAAATGTCTATGGAACTGAAACAGGAACTTGCATTTACAAAAGAAGAACTCGCAGAACTGGAAGCGGCAAAGAAAATGCCAATCACGTTTGATGCGGATTGCCCTGAAACCACACCTGAGCGGGCGGTTAAATTTAGAAGAGTTAATCCGCCGCGTAACAGAATGGATGCCCATGGAGCATAATCATAATCAAGAAAAGAACGTATAGAGCACAAGTAAGCCCTACAAGGCTCAGATCGGTTCGGAACCGACTGAAACCCTTGTAGGGCTTATTTTTTTGTAAATTTTTTTTTGTTCCTTGCTTGACAACCGCATAGGGTCAACCAAGAAAACCTACGATAACTAAATGGTTTTGACGGCTTGAGTTGTCCTTCAAATGTTTTATTTGTTGAAAAACTGCAAGAAGCGGGAAATCCTGAGGGTTATATGTAGGTGGCTTTTGGAAGCTCTGTTTTGACCCACAAAAAGGAGCAGCAAATAAAGATTGCAGGAGAGTTCAAGCCTACGGTGGATTGCCTTTGTGCGATCCGCCGTGGGTTTGTTGCTGTTTATATAGAAAAAGTGAGGAGTGCAGAATGTACATGAATGACGGAAATAAAACGAAAATCAATCTGAGAAACAAGAGTGTTTTTATCACGGGTGTAGCTGGTTTTATCGGTTCTAGCCTTGCAAAGAGACTGCTCTCCACGGTGGAGGGTGTCAAGGTTGTGGGTCTGGACAACATGAACCACTATTATGATGTGCGCCTGAAGGAAGCACGTTTGAACGAATTGGAGCAGTTTGACAATTTCAGCTTCGTAAAAGGTAATCTGGCAGACAAGGCTGTGATCGAATCTATCTTTGAGCAGTATAAGCCGGAAATCGTAGTGAACCTCGGTGCGCAGGCGGGTGTCCGCTATTCCATTACGAACCCTGATGCCTATGTGGAAGCAAACTTGATTGGCTTCTATAACATTCTGGAAGCCTGCCGCCATTCTTACGATGAAGGGCATACTCCGGTGGAACATTTGGTTTATGCGTCGAGTTCTTCCGTATACGGCAGCAATAAAAAAGTGCCGTACAGTACGGATGACAAGGTGGATAACCCGGTATCGCTGTATGCAGCGACCAAGAAGTCCAACGAACTGATGGCACATGCCTATTCTAAACTGTACAACATTCCTTCCACGGGTCTGCGCTTCTTCACAGTATACGGCCCTGCTGGTCGCCCGGATATGGCGTACTTCGGCTTTACTAACAAGCTGCTGAAAGGCGAAACGATTCAGATTTTCAACTACGGTAACTGCAAGCGTGACTTTACTTATGTGGATAGAGCTATATTTATGAAATCTTGTGGACATGAAGTTCATGTGTTATGTGAGTTGGCTTCTGATGGCAAAAGAATGGAAGAAGTAGATGAGGTGGCATGCATTTTTGAATAAGTGTAAGTGAGTCTGCGTTTGAATGTAAATAGTGTTATAAAGTCTAGTACTGAATCCGGCTATGACGATTTCTAATGGACGATTGCGCTTTAACACCGCTTGCTTGAAAAAGTTTGAAAATGTTGAATATGTGGAGCTGCTGCTAAATTCTGTTGAACGCTGCATTGCCATTCGCCCCTGTGACAAGAATAATCCAAACGCGATCCGTTGGGGCAGACTGAAAGAGGGACGTTGGTGTGCAAGCACTTTGGGCTGTCGTGGACTTGCAAAGACTTTATTTGACATTATGGAATGGGATGAGGATTTGCGTTATCGGTTCCGTGGCCAGTTTTTGGAGCAGGGCGATAACAAAATGATCTGCTTGTGCCAGAAATTTTTCATGAAGGACAGAGAAAAAAGAACGCAGTCGATTCGCAGGATAATGCTGCGTCAACAAAACCTGTGAACAGCCGAAAGGGATTTTACCTGGATGATATTGTGGGAACTTTTGGTGTGCCTGTGGAAGAACACCGGAAAGAATCTGAAGTCAAGCAAATGGATGGGTATGTGTCAATGGGGATTCTGACAGGAAAGATTGCTCCTGAAGCAGGAAAGGACTAATTGACAGGTTGTACAAGGGGAGGGTCTGTCCATTTGTGGGAGGTGAGCAATATGCAAAAAACAGAACAGAAAACGGAGCAACAGGCAGGACTTGGCATGAGTTTCTGCGAGGAAGAGGGACGAATCACGGTCTTCAGAAAAACGCTGGAAGCGTTAGAATGGCCGTCACACTATCGGTTTCTGTATAATCGTAAAATGAAACAGATAGCTGTACAGGCGTGTGGAGCAGAAGAATCAGGAGCGCATCGTGTGGGAAAACCAGACGAATCTAATAGCGGCGAAATCAAGTGTATGGCATTGGTTCGCATGATTTACGGGGATTCTGGGTGGGACAAGAAAATGTCCTATCGGCTGATCGGAAGAGCTTTTCCACAGCAGCGACTTGTTTCGTTTAAGATAACGGATGCGATGCAGATAGAAAACGGGAGAGTACTGACTGAAATGTGAATCTCACATTAGTGGGTTCTGAAATAATTAGTTGCCTATGATATAACAGTGGCGAAGAATGCAATAATATGGACAACTCCGTGCAAGGAAAGTTTACAGTTGGTTGCTTGATATGGGCGGTGAATTATGGTAAGATGGAAGTACGATAGGAGAGTTTACGCTCTTGTTGAATCTACTGCGAGGAAGTGAATGCCGATGGAAAAACAAGGCACGGTGGAAAATCAGCTTGCCCACACGATAGATCAGACAGAGTATGATTCGAGGTATGACAGAACAGCGAAAAAGCTGTTGGCAAACAAACAGATTCTGGCACAGATCATGAAAGGCTGTGTGAATGAATACAGCGATTGCACCGTAGATGATATTGTTGAGAAATACATCGAGGGAACCCCGGAGGTTGGCTCTGTTGGTGTTCATGTCGATGATACGAACAGACCCAAAAAGTCAACAGATGTAATCAAGGGTAGTAACAACGAGGACTCTACGCTGACCGAGGGAACATTGTTCTACGATGTTCGCTTTGACGCAATCGCACCGAAATCTGCGGACAGTGCAGAACAGGAAGAAGTCATTCGTCTGATTATCAATGTGGAAGCACAGACAAAATTCAAGCCGGGATACCCATTGACGAAACGGGCAATCTATTATTGTAGCAGAATGATTTCTGCACAGCACGGTCCGATTTTTACAAAATCTGAATATGGGAAGATTCGTAAGGTCTACTCCATCTGGATTTGTACTCAGCCGTCAGATGGTTTTGAAAATACGCTTACCCGGTACTCCATCAAACCCGAACAGTTGATTGGAGAAGCGCAGGAAGAAACCGAAAACTACGATTTGATGAGTGTCGTAATGATTTGTTTAGGCAAGCCAGGGACGGAGAATCATAAGGGAATCCTGAAATTTATGGAAGTGCTGTTATCTTCCACAAGATCAGGTTCGGAGAAAAAGAAGATTCTGGAAGAAGAGTTTGGCGTTGCAATGAGCGAAGAACTGGAAAGAGAGGTGCTTGAAGTGTGCAATCTTAGTCAAGGCGTAAGAGCCGAAGGCCGTGAAGAAGGCCGTCAGGAAGGCAGAATCGAAGGCATCGGAATTGGCGAGATTCGGATGCTGGTTCAGCTTGTTCGAGAGGGTGATTTACCGCTGGAGCGTGCTGCGGCAAAAGCAAAGATGACAGTTGAGCAGTTTAAGGAAACAATGGAGAACACCCCATTACAGGCAGTGTGAAAATAAAATAGCATAAGATAACGGATAGCCCTACAAGGCCCTGATGATTCAAAGAATTGTCAGAAAAGCCTTGTGGGGCTTATTTTTTTGCTTTTTTTGAGAATTTTTTTGTCCCTATCTTGACATCAGGGGGACTTGCTGCAGTCAGCTCCTCCGCATTTGCGGCACTTTATAGTGCATTTGGAAAATACGATGTGGTGCACATCCACGCCGAAGGACCGGCGTTCTTTGCATGGCTGCCGAAGATGTTTGGGAAAAGAGTTGTTGTTACCGTCCATGGCATCGACTGCCGTTGGCGACAAGTATGTTTATGAGTACATGGCTAAGAACGGCTGCCGCATTGGTGGTGAGCAGAGTGGCCATATCATTTTCAGCAAGTACGCCAGTACTGGCGACGGTATCCTGACCAGCCTGAAGATGATGGAAGTCATGCTGGCCAAGAAGAAGCCGATGAGTGAGTTGGCAGCACCGCTGAAGATCTATCCGCAGGTACTGGAAAATGTCCGTGTGACGGACAAGAAGGCAGCACAGAACGACCCGGCTGTGCAGGAAGCAGTCAACAAAGTTGCTGAAGCACTGGGCGATACTGGTCGTATTCTGGCGCGTGGATCCGGTACTGAGCCGGTCGTACGTGTGATGGTGGAAGCACCTGACCATGATACCTGCCAGAAGTATGTGGACGAAGTAGTCAATGTGATTTGCGAAAAGGGATATAAGGTTTAACCTTGCGGATTTTATCACAGCGGAGTAAAATAAAAGTACCAGAAATCAATCTTCAGCCTCTTCAACCCCATCTCACCCTATGTACCGTACTTCTACATCATCAAACCCACTCCAGTTCAGTCTTTGACCACAGTGGTTGCAGAAGAGCTGGTACTCACGCTCCATGGTGGTTCCGCATCGTGGACACTTTGGAAACTCAGCACCCCACCTATACGAGCATACAATTTTTACTTTCCAAGGCCATCGGTAAGTAGGGGAGAGCAGAAGCTCATATAGCATCCGTGTGGGCAGTACATCCCACTTCCAGTCATCATCGAACCGATCTAATTTATTTTTCATGTGATTTACACCTCCATGTAATATCATAGAGGAAACTACATGAATTGTGGGAGCGCGAGTTCCCATTGCTGCTCAAAACTTTGCACACCTCTACGCGGTGAGCAGTAGGCAACGTCATTTGACGGCTAAGATGTGAAGAGTGATGTATAAACTATAAAATCGTGCACAGCGAGGAAAGCCTTATGTCTAAACAAGGAGAAGAATACGAACGCTTTGTTCAAGATGTGTACAAGGTGCTGAATGCAAACGATGGCCTGAGCAATGCTATAGTGCAGCACGATGTCAAGTTGAAGGGAATTAGTCGAGAACATCAGATTGATGTTTATTGGCAATTTTCATATGGTACAGTAACATACAGAGTGGCGGTTGAATGCAAAGACTATAAAAATCCGGTTACGGCAGAAAAGATTGAGGCTTTTCGTTCAACTCTTCTGGATATAGGAAACGACATTCAAGGTATCTTTGCATCAAGAAATGGGTTTCAAACTGGTGCAATAAATGTGGCTAAGACGTATGGAATTCAATTAATGCAAATCCGTGAACCATTGGAGAGCGATTGGGATGGCTGCATCAAAGACATATACATAAAGTACATTTTGCGTAGTATAATCAATGTTCGACCTATATTATATGTGGATTTGGATTGGGCGAATGCTAATGGAGTTACAGCCGAGAACCTCTCAAGCTTCCATGGAAGATCAGACTGTACTTTTGTAGTTGCAAATAAGGGACAGACGGACGAGCGTAAAGACTCATTAAAGACATTTATAGATAAGTTACCAAGTAGAGACGAAGGCAAAAATCTAACTCACACAGAGAAGTTTGACAATGCTTTTATCGAGTATGATAATATTAGCATAAAAGTGAGAGCTATAAAATTTGTATATGACGTTCATTTTAGTTATGATCAGCAGCACATAGATGCGATGAACTTGGCAAAGGCAGTTGTTAATAATGTGATTACCGGCAGGTCCTTTTTGATTAACATTAGAAATGATGTAAGTGAACTAAAATGATTAAGAAAATACAGCTGCCATGAAGGAAAAGATTCAAGAAAAATATCGGATTATCACCGTATGGCAGGCGATAGACAAAGAGAGAATGGCATCCTACAGCTAAAGCAGAGAAACGTCACTAAAACTATGTATGAATAGGAAAATCCAAGGCGGCAGAAGAAGTATAAAGCGGCGGCGGTATTAAATGAAAAAAGGAAGGGGTTGAGTTTTTTATGGATGTTGATCTGAAACGACGTAAAGTTTTTGTCACGTTGTTGGTAAGTGCTTTAGAAATATGGACATTACTTCAATATAATTTGCTGACTTTATTACGTGATTTTATTTTTCTTATATTTAGAACTGAAACAGATATTCTTGATGCGATTGCTCTTGTGACTCCAGCAGGGGTATTATATCTCATGAATTGGTATTTTGTGACACCATTGGTAGAAGTAGCATTTGAATTGATTCAGAGTAAAATCGGGGATTTTCGACCGATAGATAAACAATATAAAGTGATTGTTCGAAAATTGAATAATTGGCTAGTAAATATGCCATGTCATTGGGGAGCTGTGGATAAGGCAACGGAAACTCAAAATGCAAATACGTGCGAGGCACTTATCGCCTTATATAAATCTGGAATGTATAAAAATGAGGTGTTCCGGTCCACATTAAGTAAAATAAATCTTGAGGTCAATGAAAGGGGACTCTGTAGCAAATCGCTTGGAAAAGAAACAGTTGTCTGCACTTCAATGATATTATATTTAATGGGGGAGTTAAAGGGTAAAGTAGACTATGAGATTTGGCATGATAAGTATGATGCCTTGGCAAGAAGATTGTGGAATTCAAGATGTAAATATGGTTGGGGCGTGTTTATGGAAAAACCGAGTTTTGAAGATTGCAGTAATGTGAACAGTATTTGGGCATTACGAGCATTGAATCAATATTCAACACGCGATACACGTGAATTCAAGGAATTTATATTGGAATTTTACGAGCATTCTAAGTTTGGAAAATTCGGATTCTCACAGCAAGATAGTAGTAGATTGACACCTACAGCTATGGCTATTGTCCTTTATTATGAATTGGAACCAAACTTAAGAAGAAGAATAATGCAAAGATATAAAGTTGATGAGGCGATTAAATATGTATTCGAACAATTTGTCAATAAAGGTATAGATTATGAGGTGGAAACACTTATTGGAATTAAAAAGGCAAATATGGGTGTTGCAAAAGCACCGTGGAATCATATTTTGATTGGATATGCGATAGAAGCATTGACATTAGCATATAAGTATGGAAATTTGAAGATTTATCAGATGAATAAGTGTGTAAAAAGAATTGAGTTGATACTAAAGAGTAGCTTATATAATGAAACACCTGATGAAATGTATTATATTCCAGAGAAAATGGAGAGACATGGTCTTGGAAATTATACATATCCGACAGCATATCTTGTGTGGGGACTAAATTGCTTTTTAAATGAAAGGAGAAAATCTAATGAGATATTTAAATGGCGCAGATAAATTAAAGTCATTAACTCGAATTGAGTCATTTGAGGAAAGCCAAAGATATAAAGAAGATGTCTTCCTTTTGCCACAAACAGTCCGGTATGAATTTTCAGAAGATAATTTATTTGATTTAAAAGGCATATCAGAAAAATGGGACAAAAAGAGGATTGATTTAATTCGAGTAATTCAAGTATCTGATGCGCTTAATATCAAATATCAGTGTACTAATGTACTTACTCCGTTGGCATATGCGGAGAGCAGAAAAGACATCCTATGGCATCTAAATACACAAGGGGTTTTTGTGTCAAAGATAGTGCATGGTGAAATTCTACAGTGGATAAAAAGCGAAAGCAGAAAAAAAATATACGGAAAGCATGAATTTGACAGATTTTGGCTTCCATTTAATGAATCGATAGAGCAGTTACAAATGGGTGATGTTATTTGTGTGTTCAACAGGCGAGTTGCTGGTTGGGACGGATCTATGGATCGACCTGTTATTGAACTTTTGGGTGCAGGGGGACATTTGCCGGTTGTTTTTGATAAGGATCTTAATGATTTTAGAATGCTTTCTGTAATTGAAAATATGCAGAAGGAGGCTTCTGAGGAACTAGGAATTGAGCTATGTGAAAGCAACATAGCGGTTTTTGGAGGATATACTAATTTAATTACGCATGAATTGGTTGCGTTAACGGGTGTTAAAGTTCCAGACATTTTAATTCCAAAGATACAAGAATACGCAATACAAAATTTAGACGGCGATACAATGGGGATATATTTAGGACTCTTTGATGATGTAATTAATTACTACAGAAAGAATCCGGATCCGTTTGCAGGGGGGAGAAAAGCAGCATCTTGTAATTTCCCAAACCAAATAGCGCTGATGAAAAAGGTTAGCACATATTTAAAAGAGATGCAAAAAACGTATAAAGCGGACTTATTCTCTAATCTGTGATATACTCAGGGCAGATAAGCCTTGTTCACACCGTCCCACCCTATGTATACCTCTTTGGCATCCTCAAATTTACTCCAGTCCAACTGTTGGACGCAGCGGTCACAGAAGCGTTGATACTCACGCACCATTGTGATCCTGCACTGTGGGCAGAGAGGATAAGAGCACTGATTGTATTTCGGTAACTGGCATTGGAATGCGGTAGGTAGGCGACAAAAGCAAATCAAGGATGACTTCAGATACCTTTCGGCGGGCTGTCTTATCCATAGTATCCCATTCGTCATCTGTATACTCGAAACCAGCAATATATTTCATGTGATTTACACCTCCAAGGACACAATAGAAGGAAATCACATGAGGGAAAAATAAGGCTGTGGGAAGATTTTCACAAGACTTGGAGAAGATTCTCACAGCCTACGCTGCTCGAAACTTTGCACACCTCTTCGTGGTGAGCGGCAGGTAACATCATTTGACGGCTAAGATGTTGGTGGCAACAGAAATATTCTTAAGACAGGAAAATAAAGCATGAGTGATATAGACGTTGTTAAGGATATGTTCGAGAGAGGTATTATCAAATGCCGCCTATCGAATCTATCCATCACTAATTGTAAGAGATTTAAAGAAAAAGCTGATTTCAATTTTAACTTTCCGTTAACTGTCCTTGTGGGACAAAACGGAAGCGGAAAAACGACAGTTACAAGATCGATTAGATTACTGAAGAAAAATTATAAACCAGTATGTGAGTTCTTCGAGACTGAAATTGATAATGGGGGATTTGCAGATGCACGGTTTGATTATGTTGTTGACGGGCAAACATTATCGTATCAGCATACAGAAAAACCAAGGAAATGAAACTTGAATGGCACTTTGCCAGAAAATCTACCCATTACATCAATTCAGACAAAATCTTTTGTTGGCGGAATTGAAAAAAGCTTTTTATATGATAGCATAGCAAAATCAGCTAAAAGAGAAGATCAAGTTGATTATGTGCAGAGACAAGCACATAAAATACAGCAAAAGCCACAAGAGGGTGGCGGAAAACTTAGATTTGTATTAACGGACAAAGAACTTGCAACAATTAATCGAATTCTCGATTCAAATTTTGTGTCGATTGAAATAGTCCGTCATAAATTCTTTAGTGGAACGTGGGCAACTAATATTCTGTTTCAGAATGAAAATAGCTTCTGTGAGTACAATTCTGGAAGTGGCGAATTTTTGGTTGCCACTATTGTTCGGGAAATTGAAAAGGCGAGTAATAATAGTATTGTCTTGATTGATGAACCGGAGGTATCGCTTCATCCAAGAGCACAGTATAAACTTATAGAGTACTTTTTAGATGCAATTAAGCGAAAGCATATTCAGATGATTGCAACAACCCATTCGGAACATATTGTGGAGATGTTACCCAAAGAGGCTATAATATGCTTGAGAAAAAATGAAAATAAGACGTTTGTTCAGCAAAATGTAATACCGGAATTAGCTTTTGCAGAAATTGGAAGTCCTGTTTGGAATTCCAAGAGAATTATTGTTGAAGATGATATGGCCCAAAGCATTGTAAAAAGAGTTCTAGAGGAAGAAGAACTCGAACCAATGGTATCGGTCGAGTTTTATCCTGGAGGATGTTCAAATCTCAAGAAATATACCATTTTAACATATGCGCGGACAAGTATAAAGAATCAGTATATTATCTTTGATGGTGATCAATATATGGAAAAAGTTCCGAATTTTGACTTAATACTTGAAAAAGATAAAACTCTTTCTTTCTACAGAGAGTGCTTTCAACAAGTTGTGGGAATACGAAGTTCAACGATGGACTGGGGGTTGGATGCCAATCCAGAAGAAGGACGTTTAAATGAAGAACAAGAAATAGAACAGATAAGTACATATTTGAATTTTTACAGAACGAATGTTTGTTTTTTGCCGAAAGTAATTCCAGAAGACATCGTCTATGATGAAGAATATTTGAAAAAAATTTGTGGAGCTCAGTTGTTTCCGAATCTCGCAGATGCGAGGGACAGTAAAGAAAAATTGTTCCGCATTGCAAATGCACTTAGTCTTCCAATTGGAGGGATTGAGCAGTTGCTAATAACACAATTTATTATAAAAAAGGGAGAAGATTATCAAAAAATATCTGAACTGCTACATATGATTGCAGAACAACATTAATCACATACATTCGGAGGTGCCCTAAAATGCCCAGAACAAAAGGAAGCAAGAACCGCCCCAAATCCGATATCGTGTCCCGGATCGTTGAGAAGCAGACCATCGTCACAACTCTGACCACTGAAATTGAAGCAATCCAGAAGGATATCGAAGAGAAAAAAGCCAACCTAAAAACTAAGAAATCCGAACTGAAGTCCGCAGAGAAAGAAGTAGCCAAGCTCGAAGCCAAGAAAGCCAAAGCAGATCAGAAAGCAGCTGAAGAAGCGAAAAAAGCAGAAGCGGAGGACGTGCTGAAAAAGCTGTTGGCAAGCGGTGTAAGCGCAGACGAGATACTCGAAAAACTGAAATAATTTTTTTAAACCTCAGACCGTGTGGATGTGGTTACAAAATCTCATCCACGCGGTTTTATAATAGAACGATTGTTTTATATCAAACAATAATATGCCTGTTTTTATTCCATAGTCCAAAATCACTTCCGGTGAAATTTCAGCAAAAGAGGTAGCAGGGGAGAGCACAGGCAAAGTAGGGACTGAGCAAATAAACAGCAACGAACATCACAGACAAGAAGTAATCAAGTCTGTCAGCTCGTCAAAAAAACCTCAGTCACTTCAAAAGTACTCTTCAAAAATCAGAGGCAACCCATCGTCCAAGCCCGTCCATCAATGCACCAATCAAACTATCATCCACCCCCTCATCACCCCCCACCCTGAGGAGCGCATCTGGGCAGGGCGAACGCCCCGGGCCCCGGACGCTCCGAAGATCAAGCACAACGGGATGAAACGATTTTACATGGTTGACATGGGGGTGAAAAATGTGATACTATCATTTTATCAAAAAAAGTGCGAATCCCTCTCGCTCGCGAAGGAAAAATCTCTCTCGCAATGAGGAATCAAACGATGCAACGAACAAAAATGAACTTTGCCGAAGGCTGGCAGACACGAGGGACTTAAAATCCCTTTCTGGAGACAGAGTACGGGTTCGCCCCCGCCGAAAGTATTAAAACCCCAGAATTATTCTCTGATTCGAATGATTCTGGGGTTTTCTTTTTGTTCTATTTTCTGGAAGCGTTGGAGGGACGAGAGATTTTTTGACGAAAAAGAGAAGTTCCTCGTGCACAACTAAAATCCATGACATAACTTGGCACATTGCAGAGAGATCGAAACTGTCTTTTTGTTTACTGTGCAGCAGCCTTTGTATGACACTGCCGCACCCGGCGTTCCAGCGCCTTATAAAGCCAGCTCAGGCAGAGCGTGAGCAAAAATACGGTCAGGGTCCAGACCACGGGCTGCACTGTAAGGCTAAACTTGTCCGCAGTCCACTCCATATACCGGATCAGTACCTGATGGATCAGAAAGCCGAAAGGGGAGAGCTGTGCCGGCCACAAAAACGGCTTTGCGGATAGCAGCCGGGAAATGAACCCTTTGCCCATGGCGAGCAGCCAGACTAGCAGCACCGCAGAGGGAGTGAACAGCACATTGTACCGGAAGGCCACTGCGCCCAGACCCCCCGCCTGCTTGGCAGCAATGAAAAGGCAGCCGCCCGCAAGCAGTACAGCGCCCAGTTCTAATAGGGAGAAAGCACTGCGCGGTAGTGTGCTCTCCTGTTTGCGGCTGTGGTAAAGACAGCCCGCGCAGCAGCTGATGGTAAAATCGCCTGCCCGGAACAGCGGACACAGATAGGTCAGGTAGAATGCGGCCTTTCCGCTGAGCCCGGCTTTCCAGACCGCAAGGGAGAAAAGGCACTGTACGCAGAAAATTGCTGCGGCAATGCAGCGCAGTTTGCGGGCATCGGTCTTTTTCAGCACGGCGAGAAGCGTGGGAAAGATGGCATACAGAAAAGCCTGCACCGAAAGATACCAAGCCACTCCATTCAGGCAGAACCAGAAACGGCTGGACGGGATCCATGTTTGCAACAGGAAAATGCTTACCGCAAGCTGCGCCGCACAGGAGAGAACCCCGCGGGCAGAGGGCTGCGCCAGAAGCCCCTTCAGTACAAATAACAGGGCGGCAGCCATCATAATAAGGTGCAGCGGATACAGCCGGCGTATTTTTTTAAAGGAGAAAGCTATGGCAGACTGCAGCCCCGGTGCTGTGCGGGGGCGGTCGTAATAGTTGCAGACCATCAGAAAACCGGACAGCGCTACAAATACTGAAATCGCCCACGGACCAAGCCACGGCGCCCCGCAATGGGAGATGACCACGCACAAAAATGCGACTGCCCGCAGTCCTTGTAAAGATGAGATCAGTTTTTTGTCTGTCACGGTATCCTCCGTTCTGCCGCAAGGCGCGGCAGCTGTGTTTTTCTAATGCGCTATAAGTATAAAAAAGGCGGCGCGTCCTGTCAAGGATGCGCCGCCTTTTTTGCGTGGCAGAGTACGATTTTTGGGCGTCATAAATTCTTAACCTGGGAGATGAGAATTTCTCTAGAATTATAAGAACGTGGTTACATATTTTCAGATTTGAAAAAATGTGGAAAAAGTGTAGGGAATGCACCCCATTCATACACTAATCTGACACTGAAATGCAAAATAAAAATGACGTAAAGTATACAAAAACTACAAGAAGCGGGTAATAAAACGGATGACTGATTTTTAACGAATTTTTTCGATTTCAGAGCGGAGCCAGTCAATGCTGCGGTCTGTATATACACGTTCTGTAAGGTCTGCAATTTGGTGGCCGATAATGCGCTTTATGGCGTACTCATCGACGTTGGCGCGCTTGGCCATGGTGACAAACGTTTTGCGGCAGTCATGTGTATGATGCCGTGGGTCAAGGGCAAGGCGGCTAATGATGACTTTGAACTGGCGGGCGTATAATTCATAGTAAATAAAACTGAAGTCGCCTTCTACGAAGGTTTGAATACTGAACAGCCGTGGAGATTTGAGCCTTTCGGCTTCGCGGTAGTGCTTCTCAACGAGTGGGTAGATGAGGTGGTGGATGGGGACGACACGGTCCTTTCCGGCGTCCGTTTTTGAACCGCCTCGGAAGGTTTGCGCTTCAAGATCTACTTTGCATAGCTCCAGTTTTATGAGCTCGGAGGCACGCCAGCCGGAATAGCATTGAATCAAAATGAGATCTATATAGATATTTGTTCCGGCAGCGTCCCACAGGATCTCCAACTCCCGATCCGAGAAACTGAAATGCGGATATTTCTCGGTCGCCTTTTCTTCGGCAGATGGTTCGGGGAGGTTGAACATTCGCGCATAGTTCTTATCAGTCATTTCGTACTCGACGGCGTAATCGAACATCAGGTTGAAGATCTTTTTCAGGGTCAATTGAATGTGATGGGTCGTATGGTGCGTTATACCGCGCCGGTCGACAAAGGTGCCGTTTAGCAGAGCGTTTTTGATATGAGGGATACGAACAGTGCGTACCGGCATATCGTACAAGTCGTTTGCGTACTTCCATGCGCTATTGGTGGACGTGATATTCCCACTGCATACTTTTTTGGTGTACTCGTCGATCCAGCGCTCATAAAGCTCTTGCATGGTGAGGATCTGCGTCAGGTCATAGGGGCATTTGTTATATTCCATGAGGGCTTTATAGGCGTCGTTATAGGTTTTGAAATAGGCAACGGGCTGAAGAAGTTTAACAATGGGCTTTCCCTCTGGGTTGACTCCTACGGTGACCATCGCACGAAAAGGCTTACGAAGATTGCGCCCGCGCAGTTCAGTGATCTGACCGAAACCGTTCGGAAGCCTGGCATGACGCCTACGGGACTTGCGAACCGTACTGATGGGGGCGGAATGCAGCGGAAAGCCACAATGAGGACACACGGCCGCTTTGTCGCTGACCTGCATTTCACATTCTGGACAGGGTTTTAGCATAAGAACCTCCTTTGATATTTTAGGAAATTGAATATTCAAAATAAAAAGCTCGGATGACCGGGCTTTTTTCTTTTGCGAGCCATTTTAGGTTAAACGATTCACACAGGCTTGTCAATGCTGTGCCGCAAACTAAATAAAATACAGCACGCAGTCGACCGGTTTTACCATTATTATCCTTTCATGCCTAAGACGCATCTGGATGCACTTAGAGTAACATAAAAGGAGTACGATAGTATGGACAAAGCTAGGTTAAAAATGGGGGCTGTACCGGTACGGATCGCAGCACAGGTCTATGGACGTGATCCGGCATGGGTGAGAGCCGGCATTATTGCAGGATGGCTGCCGATTGGGGAGGCTACGAGAAACGGCAGGCGCGTGACCGACCTTAAGGAAATGAGCTCAAAGTACGGGAGGATCAACTATTATATTTCGCCGAAGCTTCTTTTCGAGCAGACGGGCTACGAATGGAGGGGCGAAAAATGAAAAGAGAACGCGCGCAGCTGTCTGCCAAAAACCCCTGCCGCATCCCGAAACATCGTTACTACGAACTGAAGCACTTCTGCCTGCAATACCCGGACTGGAAAAAAGCACTGGTTTTACTGGACGGCTGGAACACCGAACCGCGTGATATTCCGGGCATCATCAAGGGCAGGCCGCCGGAAAGCCCGACAGAGCGGCAGGCCATCGCGAGATTATATTATTCCGGTCAGATCGCAATTGTTGACCGCTGCATTAAAGAACTGGACCCGACGTTGGCTCCTTTTATATTGAAAGGCGTGACGGAAGGGATAGGCTTTGAGAAGCTGCAGGCGCAAGGGTGTCCCTGCTGCCGGGAAATGTACTACGAATATTACAGATATTTCTTCTGGCTCCTGAGCAAAGAACGGCAGTGACGCGAAAATTACAGGTTGCTTTATGGAACGAATATTCACTGTTTAAATGCAAAGGAGAACACAAAATGTTTAATAGCAAAGTGAATCACATGACCGTTATCGTGAAGGGTGTCAGAGATGACGACTACGAAGGACGCGAGCTGATGATGGAAGTCGTTCGTCGGAACTGTAAGATGGACCCGAGGCTGGTTAGCCAGATGGTCTATTCGATCAGAACCTACGAAGACGGAAAGAAGAAGCGCACGGACTTCAACGTCGAATTTGAGGCATTCGACATGGGCAGGATCATCCGTGATTTTGAGCTGCTGAAAAAAGCAGGTGTGATCAAGCAAGTAGAAAAGAAGCAGTATACGAATTATCTCGTTTACTAAGAAAGGCGAGAGCCGTGGAGAAATCTGCGGCTCTTTCTTTTTAGACGCGAAAAATTCAGGTTGCTTTATGGAAGGAGATAGCTCAATTGGTAGAGCACTGCTGGGAAGCAGGGGTTACGGGTCCGAGTCCCGCGATCTTTCCTTTTTATTTTTGGACGCGAAAAATTCAGCCGCCTTTATGAGAAAGGTGGTATTGATATGTTTGACTTTTTAGTGGAACTGTTCGTGATTCTGATTTTATGGGAGCTGTTGAAGCTCCTGATCGAGAAACGGAAAGGAGAACGAAGGAGGAACAAAAACAAGAAAAACTGATTTCAAAATGGAGTTGATGGAAACATCGGCTCTTATTTTTTTTTCAGCACACAGTCGACCGAACATTCACTTATATTTGTACTAGGAGGTTTTTCAAAATGGTTTATCTGATCTGGGGTCTGGTAGGAATGGGCGTTGTTGTTGGCATTGCGCTGGGGGCAACATTGGGCATTCGGATGGATTTGGGCAAGATGTCTGACGGTACGATGCTTGTCGGCTATACCGGCGAGGAAGATGACGGTGCCCATTTATTTTTGAATCTTGACAAGGAGGTGGACCAGCTGGAGGACAAGGATTACGTTGTTCTGCGTGTTAAAAAGCTGAAGGCGCGAAAATAATTGCCCGCTTTACGGAGGAAACTCCGAAAAGATATTTTGTAAAGGAGAAATTCAAAATGGAACTGAACGAAATGATGGACAAGGAACTGAAGCGTCGCTTCGAGGACTTGGAGAACCTGAAAACGGGTAGTGACGAGCAGAGCAAGGCGACCGATAACATCGTGAAGCTTTACAAGCTGCGGATGGATGAGAATGAGCAGAACGTCAGCAAGGAGGCGGACGAGGACAAGCTGCTGCTGGAAAAGAGCAAGCTGGAACTCGAGGCCGAGAAAGCAAAGGACGACAAGCTGATCCGCATCCTGACGACAGTGACGAGCGTTGGCATATCGATTGCCGGCTTTGCGGTAGGCAGTCACTGGTACGGCAAGGGCTTCAAGTTCGAGGAGACAGGGACGATCTGTTCCAGTACGTTCAAGGGACTGATGAAGGATTTCAGATTCTTTAGAAAGTAAGGAGGACTTAGGAGGTCGTGGCGAAAGCTGCGGCTTCCTTTCTTTTTATGAGATATTTTACCGAACCGGCAGAGGAATGGACGCACTACTACGGCGTGACCTACCGATGCAACCATCCGGTATATCGCACCTGCACACTGTATGCGGAGCACGGGAAGGGGCTGTGCGTCATTCAGCAAAGGTTCAACGAAAAGAGCAAATCGACCTTCTGGGGACCGATAGATCCATGGCTGACCGACAAAATTTACCTGCATGAAGGTTTTGTGGAGTATTTCCGGGAAAATGCCAAGCGGAAAAACAAGGACGGGCTATACCCGACCGTGACTGTGCGAAAGCTGATGTGGGCGCTGCGGATGAAGCCGCTGAAGAAAGAACGCTGGGAGACGGTGTTTGACAGGAGAACGGTGTAGGCGCGAGAAATACAGGCCTCTTTATGAGGTGATATTTATGTTAAAAGAACTGTATGAAAAACATGGTATTGGGATTACCGATATGGCACAAATGACTCGTGTTGGAGAAAGAACATTACACAAATTTGATAGAGGAGAGAAAATCAGAGATGAGTCGAAAAGACGAATTGAGATCAAGCTCGAAGTTATCGAGGAGCATAATGTTCTGTTTCCAGCAGCGAGAGAGTTTTGGTGTGGGCATATCGATTGGTCCAATAGTCGGTTTCGCACAGTAGAGAAACTAAAAACCGAATGCTATGAATGGGCAAGAAAAAAAGACGGTTGGGTAGAACCCAACAGAAAGTGAAGAAAAGAGCTTACGAGAAATTGTAGGCTCTTTATTTTTGTAAAGGAGAATTATGATGTGCGAGTATTGTGAGCATTCGAAGATTTTTGGCCGGAGAAGCACACATGTTGATGGAGGTGGAAAAGCTGTTGTGTTTGGTAGTATCAATAGATCTAAAGATGGAAACAGCTGTTATATTCGAGTGAGGAGAGCACCGGGAAAGGATGATAAGCCTGATGATATTTTTACAATATCTTTGAGATACTGCCCATTCTGCGGTGAAAAGCTTGTCGGCGACCCTATTTTCCCTGAAATCACACATGAAAGCACTATGGAAATGCTCAACCATAAAGCCATTGCTCCGAAAATGAAGTTTTGGACAAAAGAGGAGGGGCGTTATGTTGGAATCGATAACACTGCTGGGGATTTCAAAACGAAGTATTTCTCGACCAAAGAAGAATGCCTGGCGTGGTTGGCAGGGGAAAATACTGCCGCGAAAAATTCTCCTCGTCTTATGGGATAAGGCTCAAACAAAGGAGAAGTACGATGGATATTTTGAAGAAGATCTGGAATACGAGCGTAACGGTTGGGCAGGTCATTGTGACCGCAGTGATCGGACTGACAATTGGTCTGGTCATCTGGGTTCTGGTGAGGCTGTTCCGGCCGTCGAAGGACTAAGACTTAACGGAAACCGGTACACGAATTGATATTCAGTCTTATCCCGAGAGAGCTTACGAGAAATCGCAGGCTCTTTTGTTTTTTCAGACGCGAAAAATTCAGGATACTTTATGGAAGACAGAGGGCTTACATTGAAAGGAGAAAATACTATGATGAAAGCTATGAAGAACTTTATGGACAAACCCATTACTTATTGGGGTTATGCGAAGATGTGTATCGGCGCATTCGCCATCAGCGTGGCGTATGTGGCATACATCTATCACAAGCTTGGCTTGTTTAAGCAGTGGTTTGGCAAAGAAGAAGTAGAACAGGAAGAGTACGAGATCTGATAAAGGTTTCACCCTCTGCCTTTTTTATTTTTTGATTTTGAAAGGAGATTCAAAATGGAGGACATTATGCACATTCAAACGCCGTTTCTGCGCAATATTATTTCGATGGCGGTAGGACAGCTCATCAAAAAGAAGGGATTTGAGCGCACATATGTTGAGCTGAACGACCTGCGGGTGAGCCACGTGAATTGCGATCGGATCAAGGTGCATCTGGACATCGATGCAGAAATCGATCAGGGCGACCTGATGGATATTCTGCATGGGATCGGAGTGCTGGGAAAGGGAAAATGAGATGAAACTTAAAGAGGTATCTGTGAGCGAAATCACAGCGCTTTCCATAAGCAAACCAGTGCATACGTATGTGATCTACAAGGAAAAGATCAATGATATTCTGACCGACTTTATGCAGCGGGGCACATTTGTGATGGAAGTGGATCTCTGCGGCGCAGAGGACGTGAACACCACTAGACTTGCGCAGGCTTTTAAGGAGTGTATCCATACGAATGGCATCCATGCAGGTGTCCACGAACGGCACGGAAGGCTGTTTTTACGGAACGACGATGTGCCGCTGTGCATGATGGTGTCGTATCCGAGAAACATCGTGAACGCATCGAGGAGAAACCGTTTTAATTTTGAGTAAAGGAGAACGATTATGAAACTGGGCAAAAAGATATTTGGTTATCTGAGCAAGCACGGTGCTACGCTGCTCTCCGTTGCAGCAGCTGCAGGTGTGGTCTTGACGGCTGTGGAGACTGCGAAGGCGACCACGAAGGCGCAGAGCCTGATCGACATGAACAAGGCCGAGCCGATGAGCAAGAAGGAAGTTGTTGAGGAGTGCTGGCGCTATTATATTCCGGCAGCTATCGTTGGCGCGGGCACCATTGCCTGCATTCTGGGCTCCAATACCATGAACAAAAAGACTCAGAAGGAACTGATGGCGGCTTATGTGGCTGTGCAGCAGACTTACAGCGCCTATCGCAGAAAGGTTGCGGAGCAGGTCGGCGAGGAAACCGAAAAAGATATTCACCAGCAGGTCGAAACAACGCCTCGTGCAGATAACGGCGATGTGGAGCATCTGTGCTATGAGCCGCACACCAATAGATATTTTAAGGCCACTATGGCGCAGGTTTACGAAGCGGCATACATGCTAAACAAAAAACTGGCGCTGGACGGCGGGGTATCGCTGGAAGCATGGTGTGAGATGCTGGGGCTGGAGTTTATCCCGGACGACAAGTGCAGAGGCTGGTGCATTGACCAGATGGTCGAGGAATGGGAGTATTTCTGGCTCGATGTAGAGTGCTACGAGCAGAAGACCGACGACGGGCTGGACGTATATTACGTAACGCCTTGGGCGGACCCGGTGGAGGACTGGGAACATTACGAGGAGAACCGTGCACGCGAAAATTCCAGCGTGCTTTATGGAGGTGAGAACAAATGAGCAAGAAAAAGAACATCTGGAAGATTCTGGGTATGGCAGGTATGATATTTGGCTTTCTCGGCACGATGATGCAGGGATATGCCGAAGATAAGGACCTGGATGCCAGAATCGACGAAGCTGTTGAGAAAAAGCTCAACGAATCTCATGAGACTGAGGAGCAGTGATGCTCCTCTTTCTTTTTAATATTTATCGATGACGCGAAAAATTCAGATTGTATTATGGAAGAGAATCCACAAATACAAATTACAAAGGAGATATTATTATGAGCGAGTACGAGTATGATCGTGAATTCTGGGACGAAATCGATAAGGCAACACTGAAGGGGCTGAAGCGGTGCGCAACGGTGATGTTTTACACCATGATTGGTGTAGTGATAACACTGTTGCTGCAACCGGTTCGGCTGTATCAGTATTTGAGGTATCGGTGGCACTTCAGAGAAGAAGCGATTATCGAACGAGAATCGAAAGAACGCTTCAAGAATTTGAAAGCAACTGGACATATCTGACGAAGACGAGAGTCGTGGCGAAAGCTGCGGCTCTTTCTTTTATATTTTAAGGAGGCACAATTATGAACATCAAAACTATGGCAAAATCCGTATGGGCGGGCGCAAAAAAGCACTCGCCTGAAATTTTGATCGGCATGGGCATCGCAGGGGCTGCATCCAGCGTGATATTTGCCGTCAAGGCCACCCCGAAGGCAATGATCCTGCTGGAGGAGAAGCGGCAGGAGTTGGGTGTTGAGAAGTTGGAAGCAAAGGAAATCATCAAGACTGCTGCGCCGGTTTATATTCCGACTGCCGTCAGCTTTGGTGTGAGCGTTGCCTGCATTGTTGGTGCCAGCAGCGTGAATGCACGGCGCAATGCAGCGCTGACTGCTGCGTACACCCTGAGCGAAAGCACTCTGCGCACCTACCGTGACAAAGTGCTGGAAACCGTGGGCGAGGACAAGGAGCGCGAGATCCGGCAGAAGGCTGCCATCGAACAGCAGCAGAAGACCCCCGAACCGCAGGCGCTTGTTGTGAGCAGTGCGGCGGGGCAGCTGAAGTGTTTTGACTCGCTGAGCGGAAGATATTTTGTGTCCACCAAGAACGAGATCGACAAGGCCGTCAACGAGTTCAACCGGCAGCTGCGGGATGATATGCGCATCAGCCTGAACGACTGGTATGATCTCATTGGTCTGGACACCAACAAGCTTGGCGATATGCTGGGCTGGGATATTGAGCGTGGATACGTCGAGACCTGCTATGCATCACGGCTGGATGAGGACGGGCTGCCCTGTCTGGTGGTGAATTACGTGGAGCCGCCGCACTACATTGGCGTCTGAGACGCGAAAAATACATTCCGCTTTATGGAACCAAAGAGGTTCACATTAAAGATAAATCTTGAAAGGAGATTACTATTATGGACGAAATGAACAACATGAACGAGGTTACTACCGAGGAGACTTCTAACGAAGAGACTCCCGTGGTTACGGAGAACAATGAGGTGAAGACGGAGGAGAAGAACTCTGGCATCAACACTTGGGCGGGTGTTGCCGCTGCTGTTGGCGTGTTGACGATCGGCGCAATTGGCGCTGGCATCGCAAAGCACAAGGCAAAGGCAAAGAACGAGAACAAGGTTGAGAAGGAGAAGAAGCCGAAGAAGCACTTCAAGTTCCAGTGCCCGGTGAAGATCGTGAAGGACGAACCGGAAGAGATCGAGGATGTTGACTTCAACGAGGTCGAAGAGACTGAAGAAGAAAACTAATGTGAATGGTTTAGGCGAGAGCCGTGGAGAAATCTGCGGCTCTTTCCTTTTTATTTTTTGAAAGGAGCAGCCAATGGCGAAAGTAGAATTGCCCTCGAACTCTATCTCCGGTGGCGCAGAGAAGAAGCCGGAAAAGAAATTTGAGAAGGTAACGACCGGCAAAGTTGCCACCAAGGAGAAAAACGATATTCAGAAGGTAGCAAGCATGTTCATTGCGGAAGACCTGAAGACCGTGAAGGACCACATTCTCAAGGACGTGGCAGTGCCCAAGCTGCAGGATTTCTTTGCCGACCTGATGATCGCAACCATCAACATGATATTTCATGGAGATGACCGCCCGCGCAACAACTACAGCGGAAGCTATGCGCAGCCCAACCGGGTGTCGTACAACCAGTATTCCGGGCGCAATAACAATCAGGCACGGCCTGCCGCTGCAATCAATTATCAGGACGTGATATTCTCCTCCCGCGGGGATGCGGAGGAAGTTCTGAGCCAGATGATCGATGCCATCAGCACTTACAATTGCGTATCGGTGGCGGATTTTTATGATCTGGTCGGCATGACATCGAACTACACTGACAACAAGTACGGCTGGTATGATATGCGCTCTGCATACGTACAGGCAGTGAATGGCGGTTATATTATCCGTCTGCCGAAGCCCGTTGCACTGAACAACTAAAAGAAAGGATAGATATTTATGAGCCAAGAGAAAGACGTCAGTTTTAATTGGCAAAATGTCATCTTTGAATACCGTACTGATGCGGAGGAAGTCCTGAGCAAGATGACTGATCTGATAAAAAATTACTGTCGGGCTTCTATTATGGACTTATATGACTTGGTGGGCATTACATCGACCTACGATGACCGCCAGCGTGGCTGGTACGATCTCAAGAGCGCTTATGTTCAGCCTGTGGATAAGGGCTATAACATTAGTTTACCCGAACCTGTTGCCTTCAACTAAAAGAAAGGATAGATATTTATGAAAATGAACGAAATGATGACGAATGTCGGCCGCTTTGCTGCGAAGGCAAAGTTCAAGATCGGCAAGCACAGCCCGGAGATCCTGATGGTCTGCGGTGCTGTTGGCGCAGTGACCAGTGCGGTGATGGCCTGCAAGGCAACCCTGAAGGTCAATGATATTCTGAAGGATCACCAGTCTGACGTGGAGACCATCCACAATGTGCAGAGCGGCGATGTGGAGATCAAGAAGAATGCCGAGTACACCGAAGAGGATGCGAAGAAGGATCTGACCACCGTATACGTGCAGACCGGTGTCAAGCTGGTAAAGCTGTATGCGCCCGCAGTGATTCTTGGTGGTCTGTCCCTCGGCTGCATGATCGGCTCGAACCACATCCTGCAAAAGCGCAATGCAGCGCTGACTGCCGCCTATGTCACACTGGACAAGGCCTTTACCGAGTACAAAGAGCGTGTTACCGAGCGCTTTGGTGACCGTGTGCAGCATGAGATCGAGCATGGTGTGAAGGCCGTGGAGATCGAGAACAAGGAAGTGCACGAGGACGGCACTGAGGAGCTGGTGAAGGCCTACGTGGACGAGGCCGACGGCGTGCACTCGCCGTATGACCTGCTGTTTGATGAGATGGTTGACCGCTGGGAGCCGGATTACCAGCTGAACAAGACCTTCCTGAGCCAGGTGCAGTCTGAAGCAAACCGCCGTCTGCGGGCACAGGGATATTTGTTCCTGAACGATGTATATCGTCTGATCGGCGGATATGCAAACGGTGAGCAGATCCGCAAGCCTGTTGGGCAGATCGTGGGCTGGCTCTATGACCCGAACGACGAGACTCGCGCAAACTACGTGAACATGGGCATCGATGCAATGCAGGGTGATCGCTCGGTTGTGCTGCACTTCAACTGCGATGGCCCGATTATCGATAAGATCTGATTGATATTTGGAGGATGTGCTATGACCAGAGTTGTAAGAACTTTGTCTTATGTGTTCGCTGCCATGGCCGGAGTATGCTTCTTCTCTGGTCTGGCTGTCCTTTCTGAGTGAGGGATATTTGCATGAGCAGTTTGGAAAGTGTGTTTCTGTTTCTGGACTACCTGACCGATACCCAACGAAAACGTCACATTGTTGGCGGCTTACTGATGAGCGTTTCGCTCTTTTTTGGAGGGCTGGCGTTCACCATGATGACCGTCAAAGAAGGAGATTCCAATGAAAGCATGGATTCATGATATTTTACTGGTAGGCGCTGGCTTTGTGGCTGGCGCTTATTTTATGCACGTTCGGATGCGCAACGAGTACCAGAAGTTTGCCGACGAGCAGATCGAAGATGTGCGCAAGCATTTCGAGGTGAGCAAGAAGAACCTGGACAAGCTGGTGGAGTCTGAGGCACAGAAGAAAGCTGTGGAGCTGATCTCCGGTCCGTATCGTCAGGTGGAAGACCCGGAAAAACCGGACAAGGAGCCGCTGGAAGCTATTGAGATCATCGAGCCGGACGAGTTTGGTTGCGATGACGACTATGAGACCAGCTTTCTGACGCTTTATGCAGACGATGTGCTGGCCTACGACAGTGACGGCTCTGTGGTGGATGATATTGAGTCGGTAGTCGGGCAGAAGGCGCTGGATGCGATGGGGAAATTTATGCCCGATACTATCCATGTGCGCAACCACACCTACCACAAAGACTATGAGGTTGTGAAGGCGCTCCAGAATTATGCAGAAGTATATCGGGAGCGGGAAGAGGAGGATTATGGCGACTGACGAGATGAAAAACCAGATCGAAAAAAGATATTTCGACTGGCTGTATGAGATCGTCTGCGGGAAGTGGGAGCCGAGAAACCTCTCGTTCCACAGCCTGCTGACGTTTTTGTACGATAAGCAGTTCGTTCCCGACAACGAGATGGACTGCAATCGTGCGGTGGACGGCGAGAATCTGCGGGACAGGTTCCTCGACCAGCAGAATGATATTTCGGCAAAGGATATGAGGGCTGTGACCGAGACTTTTCTGCGAAAGCCCTGCAGTATGCTGGAGATGATGGTAGCGCTGGCACTTCGGTGCGAAGAAACCATCATGGAAGATGCTGATGCCGGAAACCGCACCGGACAGTGGTTTTGGAACATGGTCGTCAGCCTCGGTCTGGCTGCTATGGATGATAATCGGTTCCACCAGAGCCGCGCAGAGTTCGTGATCGAACGCTTCCACCGCAGGGACTACCAGCCTAATGGCGCGGGCAGCCTGTTCACACTGCAGAACCCGAAAGATGATATGCGTACGCTGGATATTTGGTACCAGATGATGGCGTACCTGAATGAAAATGATATTTGAGGAGGACTTACCATGGAAAACAATATTTACTATCAGCTCGCCCAGACCGAATGCGCCCTCGACCGCTGCAAGGCACGTCTGTTCAAGAAGAACCTGACCATTCTGGGGCTGATCGGCGTGGTTTATATTTTGGGGAAGGCGAGTGTCAACGAGTGCACCAAGTATAAGGACGTCCGCAAGGAGCGCGATGAGCTGGCAGAGAAGTACGACAGCGCTATGGACGAGCTGAACCGGATGAAGAAGGCCGATGAGAACAAGTCCGTCTACTGCGACGGCCACGCAACGCTGTTCAACGCTTGATATTTACCTCGAAGAAAGGAGGAAATTGATTGCAAATGATTGATTTCCTTTTCATTGCTCGCAGAACGGGCAAACACGGGGTGATCGAGATCTATCCCAAATTCATCATCAAGCACTCCAAGGACTTGATGATCCGAGGCGGGGACTTCTATGCAATCTGGTTACAGGAGCGTGGATTATGGTCTACGGACGAGCAGGACGCACTGCAGCTTATCGACCGGGAACTTGATAATTATGCGGATGCGCACAAGGCAGACTTTGATAATTACCGGGTGCTCCACATGTGGGACGCAGAATCCGGCATGATTGATATTTGGCATCGGTACTGCCAGCGTCAGATGCGGGATTCCTTTGTCATGCTGGATGAGAAATTGATATTTGCCAACACCGACGTGAAAAAGGAGGATTACGCATCCAAGCGGCTTCCGTATCCGTTGGAGCAGGGGAGCATCAAGGCGTGGAACGAGCTGATGAGCGTTCTGTACGCGCCGGACGAGCGCATGAAGATCGAGTGGGCGATTGGTGCCATCGTGAACGGGGACTCCAAGAAGATCCAGAAGTTCATTGTGATGTATGGCGCGCCGGGTACCGGTAAATCGACCGTCATCAACATTATTCAGAAGCTGTTTACTGGATATTACTCGACCTTTGACTCCAAGGCTCTGGGATCTTCCTCCAATGCATTTGCGCTGGAGGCGTTCAAGTCGAACCCGCTGATCGCGATTCAGCACGATGGCGACCTGAGCCGTATTGAGGATAACACCCGCATCAACTCGTTGGTTTCTCACGAGTCTATGATGGTCAATGAGAAGTTTAAATCTGCGTATGAGAACCGCTTCAAGTGCTTTTTGATCCTTGGCACCAACAATCCGGTGCGCATTACCAATGCAAAATCGGGCATTATCAGGCGTCTGATCGACGTGGAGCCCAGCGGAAACAAGGTGCCCGGGAAAAAGTACGAGGAACTTGTGTCGCAGATCGACTTTGAACTGGGTGCCATCGCGTGGTACTGCCGCAACGTTTACGAAAACAACAAGCGTGCCTACGACGATTATATCCCGAAGCGAATGCTCGGTGCGTCTAACGACTTCTACAACTTCATGGAGGACAGCTACTACGTTTTCAAGAAAGAAGACGGTGTATCGCTGAAAGTTGCGTGGGAGATGTACAAGGCGTATTGCAGCGACTCGAACATTCCGTACCCATGTTCAAAACGCGTATTTAAGGAAGAGTTGATGAACTACTTCCGCGAGTACAAAGAACGTGTCAACGCAGAGAACGGCGACCGCATCCGAAGCTATTACAGTGGGTTTCGGACGGACAAGTTTGAGAAGCAATCGGACTTTGGGGCTAAGGTGCAGGAAAAGCAGAAGTCATGGATCGATTTTAAGGTGCAGAAGTCGATTCTGGATGATATTTGCAAGGACTGCCCTGCGCAGTATGCCAACGAAAACGGCACACCGACCAAAAAATGGGAGAATGTGCAAACAAAGCTGGCAGATCTGGACACGAGCAGGCTGCATTACCTGAAGGTGCCCGAGAATCACATCGTCGTCGATTTTGATATTCCCGGAGACGATGGGAAGAAGTCCCTCGAGAAGAATCTGGAAGCGGCAAGCAAGTGGCCAAAGACCTATGCCGAGCTGAGTAAATCTGGTGCAGGTATCCATCTGCATTATATTTACTCCGGTGATGCGTCCAAACTCAGTCGTATCTACGATGAACACATTGAGATCAAGGTGTTCACTGGCAAGAGTTCCCTGCGGAGAAAACTCTCAAAATGCAATGATATTCCGGTAGCCCCCGTCAGCTCCGGTTTACCAATGAAGGGAGAAAAAATGGTAAACGTCGATCACGTCCAAAGCGAGAATGCGCTGAGAGTTTTGATCATGCGCAATCTCAACAAGGAGATTCATCCCTATACTAAACCGTCCATCGACTTCATCTACAAGATTTTGGAGGATGCTTACAACAGTGACCTCCGTTATGATGTGGATGATATGCGCAACAGTATCCTTGGTTTTGCAGCATCCAGCACGAATCAGGCAGATGCGTGCCTGAAGATCGTGTCGAAGATGCACTTTAAGTCCAAGGAACTCCCGGCAGTGCCTGTTCTTGAAACGCCTATCGTATTCTTTGACTGCGAGGTATTTCCGAATCTGCTACTGGTCAACTGGAAGTTTCAGGGCAGCGACAAGTCGATGGTTCATCGCATGATCAACCCCAGTGCAGATGATATTGCAATGCTCGCACAGTATCGTCTGATTGGCTTCAACAACCGCAAGTACGACAACCATATCCTTTATGCCCGCATGATCGGGTGGTCGATTGAGGCAATCTACAATCTGTCTCAGCAGATCATCAACGAACATACGGGCTTTTTCGGTGAGGCGTATAACTTCTCCTACACGGATATTTACGACTTCAGCGCAAAAAAGCAGGGCCTGAAGAAATTTGAAATCGACCTGGGCATCCACCATCAGGAGCTCGGGCTTCCTTGGGATCAGCCGGTGCCGGAAGAGAAGTGGGAGCAGGTTGCGGAATACTGCGACAACGATGTCATTGCGACAGAAGCCGTATTTGACGCGCGGCAGGCAGACTTTATTGCGCGTGAGATTCTGGCAGATATTGCAGGCATGACCGTTAATGACACCACTAATAGCCTGACGACCCGCATTATATTTGGCAAGGAAAAGCATCCTCGGCTGGTGTATACGGATCTGGCTACTGGCAAGTCCGATGATATTGTGGAGGTTGAGCCTGATATTCTGACCGATACGAACATCATCAACGCTTTCCCGGGCTACGAGTGGGTCAGAGGCGAAGATGGCCGGATGCACAATATGTTCCGTGGTACGGATTTGGGTCTGGGCGGTTACGTCTATGCCGAACCCAACATGTATTACAACGTGGCATTGCTGGATGTGGCATCTCTGCACCCGCATTCGGCTGTGGCACTGAACTACTTCGGCGAGTACACCAAGAACTTCAACGATCTGATGGCAGTTCGTATCTATGTCAAACACAAGGAGTACGACAAGGCAAAGCAGCTCTTTAACGGCAAGCTGGCTAAGTATCTGGACGATCCCAAGCAGGCAAAGGCTCTGTCGCAGGCTCTGAAAATTGCCATCAACTCGGTGTATGGTCTGACCAGCGCGACTTTTGATAACCCGTTCCGTAATCCGAAGAACGCGAACAACATTGTCGCCCTGCGCGGCGCTTTGTTTATGCGCACTCTGCAGGACGAGGTGCAGCAGCGTGGCTTTAAGGTGGCGCATATAAAGACAGATTCGATCAAGATCCCCGATGCGACCCCGGAGATCATCGACTTCTGTATGAAATTCGCTGAAAAATACGGATACACCTTCGAGCACGAGGCTACATACGAGAAAATGTGCCTTGTGAACGACGCTGTGTACATTGCCCGGTACATGGATGCAGACCAGTGTCAGGCGCAGTATGGTTATGTGCCGGAAAAGAACGGGGAGCACAGCAGGGAGTGGACGGCAACAGGCACGCAGTTCCAGATTCCGTATGTGTTCAAAACGCTTTTCTCGCATGAGCCGGTGGTATTTACCGATCTCTGCCAGACAAAGACAGTTTCTAAGGGTGCTATCTATCTGGATAAGAACGAGAACCTGATGGAAGGCAAGCACAATTATATTTTTGTCGGCCGTGTTGGGCAGTTCTGCCCCATCAAACCCGGATGCGGTGGAGCGTTGCTGGTACGAGAGTCCGGTGTAACCGATGGCGGTGAAAAGACGTACGCTGCCGTAACTGGCTCAAAGGGGTACCGCTGGCTGGAAAGCGAGACAGTATATGAACTCAAAATGGAAGACGACATAGATCGCTCTTACTTTGACAAGATGGTAGACGATGCAGCTGATACCATTGCAAAATACGGCGATCTGGAGTGGTTTGTGGCGGATGATACCGGAGAACCGCCCTGGCAGAAGCCCGATTTGCCGTGGGGCGACATTCAGGATGAGGCTGCAAGAAATTATGAGGTGAGATAAATGAAAAAAGTATGCCCGGATCTGAACGAAGTGATGATTGTGAACGATCAAGTGATAGGAAAGGCTATTCATGCCGCAATGGCAATTGACTACTCCCGCCAGTCCATGGAGCAGGCCAAGAAGAATGATATTGTGAAGTTCGGCATGTGCAGTGTCAGCATCCGCAAAGTTATCTTCAACGACCCGGCAACGATCGTCCTGTGGTCTGACGGCACGAAGACCGTGGTAAAGTGCGGCCCGGAAGATAGTTTCGACATGGAAAAAGGGGTTGCCATGGCCATTGTCAAGAAGATGGCAGGCAATGATAACAGTTTCCATAAGGTTTTCAAGCAGTACACTAAGAAGAAAAAGAAGGAACCTGGCTCTGTTGGTTCGATCTCGGACATGATGGCCTGTCTGAATCAGGCTGCGGCCATCGCAACCAATACCGTACACGAACTCGCCCATATGGCTGCTGCAAAGGCTGAGCGAGGTGAGTGAAGATGAAATGTCCGTTTCAGAAGTACGAGAGCGAGTATTCGGCACATGAAAAAGGTCAGTTTATGGACTGCTATGAACAAGGCTGCATGGCATATCGGGCTGAAGCAAAAGATTCCGACGGAGGAGTCCGAGTCAAGGCTGGCTGCCGGTTGATTGACGAATACGTTAAGCACTCTACGCCGTTCAATAACTACAATGCATTATAAATAAGGTAAGGAGATTTGATATTTATGTTCCAGAAGCGTCAGAAAGTCAATATTGACGATACCCGTTTTATTTACCAGACCAATTTCTCGGGTGACCCTGCCCGTGACAGTTTCGGTTCGGACAAGCGCCGCGTCAACATCGTGATTCCTACGGTGGAGCAGGCGCAGCAGATGATAGATATGGGTATCAAGGTCAAGCAGACCAAGCCCAACCCGAACTACACCTATGAGGAACCGTTCGTGCCGACCTTCTATGTTCCTGTTACGGTCAACTTGGAGTCCAAGTGGCCGCCACATGTCTACTGGATCACTCTGCAGGGCAAGCGTCTGCTGTGCACGCCTGAGACCATCGGCCAGCTGGACTTTATCCGCGTTAAGAACGTCTGCTGCCAGGCAAATCTCGTGGAGAAGCGCAATGCTCCTGGTGAGTTTACGCTGTATGCGGACGTGATGTACGTGGAGCAGGACGAGGACGCCGATCCGTACGCAGAGCGCTATACGCACCGCGATGCTGCACCCGACGCAGACATGGATGAGCCCAGCGACCCGAACGATATTCCGTTCTAAGGAGGATACATGGAAAAACTGTTTATCAGCTGCCCGATGCGCGGTCGCTCGGATGCAGAAATCAAAGCAACGATGAAACAGATGCACAGAATCGCGGAAGCGGTTTTCGATACAGAGTTCGAGGTTATCCCGACTTATATTGAAGAGGATGCTCCCGAATGCGCAAGCCAGCGTCTGTGGTATCTGGGTGAGTCCATCAAGAAGATGGCCGATGCGGATGCCTTTATCGGTATCTATGATAGGGACAAGGAGTTCGATGACTGCATCGTTGAGAACTACACGGCAAAGACCTATGGTGTTCCGCAGTATCTGGTTGATGTTGCCTATGTCGCACCGGATATTGCCGAGAAGCGCATGAAGCGCTTTGTCTAATTGATATTTCCGAGTGCCGAGGTTAGTCCTCGGTTGAATGTCCAGCCGGTGAGTGCCCACGTCGCAAATGGCGTTCTCAGAGGAAACGGCTCGGTTTTATATTTTGGACGCGAAATATTCGACCTCTATTACGGAGGTGATTGATATGACGATTGTTTTAATACATGTCATGACGGTTGATAAGTACATCGGAACGGAACTATTTTCCGACATACGCGATGCGCGCAAATTCAAAGAGGAGATGCGCCATAAGTATGGTGAGAAATACAAATTCCGAGAGATGGTAAGAAACCTGAATGATGATTACAACGATCACATATTGAACTGGTATTAAGCGAGAGAGCTGTAGAGAAATCTACGGCTCTTTTATTTTGGGTCAGTAGCTTAGCTAGGTTTAAAGCCGGCAGCTCATAACTGCTTGATCGCGGGTTCAAATCCTGCCTGACCCACCATGGCGGAATGCCTATTACAAAATGCAAGGAGAAATAATTATGGACGTAAAGCAGATCGTGGACTACATGGTTGAGCATGGAACTGAGAGCACGCACTACGGCAATTGGAAATTTGGTCTGGAAGATGACCTTGTGTTGTTTTCCGAGATGCCCGTGGAATGGTTGCTTGAGCATAAGGACGAGATCTATGATGAACTTCTCGGGCGCGAGGAAGTCGCAGAGGTTGACGAGGACGAGGAAAATGGTGTGCACCTGTTCAGCATCTATTTTTATACCGGATTTTGCCCGAATCTGGTGGATGACGAATAAGAACTTCCTTATCAACGCGAAAAATACTTGATGCTTTATGGAAGGACTAAATGTCATCCAGAAAGGAAAGATAATTATGACGAAGAAAATCAAAAGGAACTATGACAGGGGATACGTTGATGCATGCGATAAGATTCGCGTGTTTATCGAATCTCGGGCAAAGGTTATGTTTGTAGAACATGACTACCGCACGAGTGAGAGTGCACGCGCTGCTTATCGGCAGGCAGTCGATCGGGTCCGTTGTGGGTCAATGGTTCGCGTGATTGTGTCAAAAGGCGAACTTTTCTTGATTCGGAAGGATATTTAAGACAAGAGCGAGAGCTGCAGAAAAATCTGTGGCTCTTTCTTTTTAGGAGGTACAGATATGGCAGACAAATGGCGCACTTGGAAGGTCTTTGAGCATAACGGAAAAGAACTCTTTGCCTATACGCTATTTGGCGAAGGCGAGGATGAAGAGGAAGCCACCATTGCATTGTTGGCGTATGAGAATCATTGCAGACCGGAATCTATTCATGTGCATAAGGAAGTGAGGCGAACCAAGTGTCTGGAGTAGCACTGTATGATTACCAGCAGGATGCAGTCGACAGAATGCGAAATGGCTGCATCTTATGCGGCGGCGTTGGCAGTGGCAAAAGTCGAACCGGGCTGGCGTATTACTACATCAAAAATGGCGGTAAGGTCAACACCAAGCGATATGTCAAGATGCGTGACCCTCCGCAGGACTTATACATCATTACGACCGCTCGTAAGCGCGATACAGCCGAGTGGGAAGAAGAAATGCTCCCGTTTATGATGACGACGGACGAAAAAGTAACCATGTATCATCATAAAGTTGTGGTTGATTCGTGGAACAATGTTCATAAGTACGTTGGCGCAAAAGGGGCGTTCTTTGTGTTCGACGAGCAGCGCGTTGTTGGAAGCGGGCAGTGGGTCAAATCGTTCCTGAAAATCACGAAAGAGAATGATTGGATTTTGCTGAGTGCAACACCCGGTGACTGCTGGACGGATTATATTCCAGTGTTCATTGCGAATGGGTTTTATAAAAACCGGACACAGTTCAATAATGAGCACGTGGTCTATAGTAGGTTTTCTAAGTTCCCCAAAATCGACAGATATTTGAATACCGGCAGGCTTGTCCGACTGCGAGACCGGATTTTGGTGGACATGGACTTTAAGCGTCCGACAATTCCGCATCACGAAACCGTGTATGTGGACTTTGACCGGCTAAAGTACAAAGATATTCATAAAACTCGCTGGAATCCATGGGAGAACAAGCCCATCGAGAACGCCAGCGAGTTTTGCTATCTGCTGCGTAAGCTGGTAAACACTGACCCTAGTAGGCAGCAAGAAGTTCTGGATATTTGCATGACCAGACCAAAGGTCATCATCTTTTACAACTTCGATTATGAACTGGATATTCTTCTGAATTTGCCCTACGACAACGGTGTAGAGGTGGCTCAGTGGAATGGACACAAGCATCAGCCGATACCTGATACAAATAAATGGGTCTATCTTGTACAGTACAACGCTGGCGCCGAGGGCTGGAACTGCATTAAGACGGACACCATTATATTTTACTCCCAGAACTACTCCTATAAGGTTATGGAGCAGGCTTCTGGACGCATAGACAGGTTGAACACGCCGTACACAGATTTATATTTCTATCACCTGAAGAGCAGAAGCGGTATTGATCTGGCAATAGGAAGAGCCTTGAACGACAAAAAGAAATTCAATGAACGAAAATTTTATGGAGCGTGATATTTATGAAAAACACTGAAAGAGACTTGGCGTTCTATGTTGTGGACGTCTTCGAGGATCTGCTGGATGAGAAGGACATTGATATTCCTTGTGCAGACAGCAGCGAGGAAGATGATAGGCGCAAAAACGAAAGCGCAGCACGAATCTATGGCACTGAATACGGTGATCTAGTTGACCGTGTGGAGGCGTTGCTGAAGAAGGGGATGAAGAACAATGTGTAATCCGTCGAAGAAGACAATTAAGAAGATTGATCGGATGCTGGAAAGCAGGTGCAAGGAAAAGCAAGAGTTCAACAACGGTCAAAAACAGAAATTATACAAATTCAGGAAACCAACAGAGGATGGATTCCAATACGCAATGCTCCTGTATCGAGAAGGTTATTTCTTTGGGAGCAGACTGGATAAAATAGGAAATTACGAATACTTTGCAATTCTTTCGCCGGAACAGATAAAGGAGATTTGTTTATGATTAAAGACTCTGGCGACCGCACCGAATTTGAAACCGGTGCAAAGCGTGATATGCATGCAGGAAAGGGCCGCATGGATCTTCTGCCCTGGTATGGCATTATGGAAGTCAGCAAGCACTGCGAGGAGGGTGCGCTGAAGTATGGTGAGCATAATGTGGATAAGGGTATCCCACTGCATTCGCTGCTGGATAGTGCTTCTCGGCATCTGGCGAAGTACATGGTCGGTATGGAAGATGAGGATCACCTTCGCGCTGCCTGCTGGAACCTACTCTGGGCTCTTAACCAGCGCGTGACCCATCCGGAGTTGGATGATAGGTTTGCGACTGAGGTTAAGCAAGAGCCGTTGGACGAGCTCGCTGTACACACCAGATGCCTGAAGTGCGGTGACGTACATAAGTTTTACAAGCAGGCATGGGATGACGTACCGTACCTTTATGAAAGTGATATTAAAATAGCAATGTGCCCTCGCTGTCGTGAAAAGACTGCACATTTTACGATGGTGAAGGCGGAGGATAAGAAAAAGAGCCATCAACTTCTTTGTCCAAATTGCGAGGCCACGATTATTAAAGAGAATGGTCAAATTTGTGATGGCGTAGCGTGGAGAGTGGGCGTTCCCAATGAAAAAGTTGAGTTGAGATGTTCCTATTGCAACCATTCGGTGATTATTTCAATAAAAGATATTGTGGATGAAAGGATTAAAGGTAAAACTGATGAATGACTGGATGCGCGAAGTGGACTATGCGACCTACTGCCCTAAGTGCAAGAACTTCAAGGTGCTGGAGACGGACGAGCCTTGCAACGAGTGTCTTACGGAGTGTGCACGGGAGGGTAGCAAGAAGCCGGTGAAGTTTGAAGAGAAGACGCGAAAATAACAGGCTCCTTTATGAGGTAAACTCATATTTGAAAGGAGATACTTATCATGAAAAAAGCATTGAAAGTGCTCATCAAAGAGACATTTGTATGCGGTGCTCTTGGGCTGATAATCTATGAGGTTTATGACATGACTCGTGCAAAAATTAAGAAAATCGAGGATGAGTCATGGCGTGAAGCTTGGGATATTGGATACAAAAGCGGGCATACTGCCGGTCGCTTTGATGGGCTGTTTAAAGCTCTCGGCAATAAGTGTATCACACGTGAAGAATTTGATGAACTGATTAAGGAAAACTGAAGAATCGAGCCGTGGAGAAATCTGCGGCTCTTTATTTTTATGATGTATAACGATAGGAGCAATTCAAATGCACGAGATTCAGGAAAAAGCCACGACCCATAAGGTCTTCATGAAAATCATCCGCCCTTGGCCCGGACGAAGCGGATATTTAGAAAAGTTCTCTGATTTAACCTCGAACGGCATGGCAAGGTTTCGCTTTGAGGGTGATAACTACGATACCATCGCCCATGTGAGCAATATGGAATATAAGGTATACGACTGATTTCAAATCTATATTTTTATATTTGAAGGGAGATGCTTGTATGCAACGCATGAATGTTAAATGCTGCCATTGTGGGGACTATACCTCATTTATCACAGAGGAGAACATTGAAGTTATTCCTCAAGTTAATCTCACAAGAGCCGATATGGATATTTTGGGCGATATCGCCGAGGCATTGGCGGAATGCGGTTGCTGCGGTGCGTGTGATTTCTTACGCCGGGTTCAGAGTGAAGTGACCAAAATTATAGAGTATCAGGAGGAACGGTGAACGCTAAATGATATTTGCTGAAGAGGATTTGAACTCTTTGAATGCTATTGCTGGACTATTGGCTTCATTCGGGTGTGATAGTCAGGCTGGCTGTGTGCTTTATATTCAGCATAAAATCGCAAAGACCGTGGAGGCTGACGAAAGGAAATGCAGAAATGAGAAACATGTCTAAGAAAACCTGGAAGCTCCGGGTTTGGAATCACATGACCGAGATGCAGAAGCTGGATTATCTTCTTACGAAAGCTGGCATCACGCATGAAATGGAAAGAAGATTTCCAGAGAACGATAAAAACCAGCCTGAAGTTTACGGCCCTGGAGCACTGCATGATGGTGGATATCAGATTACAGTTCGAGATAAATCCGGCGCATATCTGTGGGATGCTGTATGCGGATGGTATACTTACGGGTTTCCTCATTTAATCGAGGTCTTCGGGTTAGCGCTTGTTGATCATTATGATGTCGAGGGCTGGCTCACAGCTCGGCAGGTTATGAAGATGTGGAGGCGTAGAAATGCTGCGCAAAATCGTTGATTTCGTCAAAGAAATATTCTGGACAGAGCCGATTCCGACGACGGTTAACACCCTGTGGGAGGCTTTGCGGGATTTGGAGGTGGCTCGGAACCACTTCGAGAACTGCGACCCGGAATTTGTGGATGCTGCTATTTTCGAGCTGAACGCTGCGGAGTGCCGGGTGGACGCTGTGAGGAGGTGTGTGGGGTGAAGACGCTTTATTATCCGACTTACAAGTGCCGATTTTGCGAGGAGGAATTTAACGATGGGCATCCCTACTGTAATCCCGAAGATGCGAAGAACAATCTGGCCGGTCTGATGGCGTTCCGCCCAATTCATCATTGCGATGGTGGTCATATTGGCATCGGATATTTCACAGGTCTCGAAAAGGTTGATAAGGATGAATGATATTTGGGATAAGATTGGCACATTCTTCGGACATGTGCTGGCTTTGACCATAGTTATCTGCGCGTGGCTGATCATTATTGTGGTTACGCTGAAGGTAATTTGGTTCACGCTATTTCGGATTTTACTGTGAGGTGAGAAGCATTGGAGGAATACTTATATAATCAAGCACTTCAAAGCATTCGCTACGGCGGCATGAGCGCAAATGAGATGCGAGAATACATGGCCTTGATTGACAAATACACAGAAGTGGAAATATTGTATGCAAATAATGCGCCGATAGAGTACGTCGTTAAAAACCCGATCGTAGATATTTGGAGGCATGAAGCGCCTGTAATAACCCCAAAACGACAGAATCTCGTGAAAGATATTTTGTTTAAAATCGTCGGTGCTTTGAACAGCATTATTGACTTTATCGTTATGGTATTAGAGGACTAGGAGGATTATTTATGTGCTTTCCAGGACTTGAACTTTACCGAGTGGAATCCGCACCAAGAAAATATTTCATGTTCCATCTCGTGCTTGCTGTACGTGAAGAAGCTATGATTCTGAACGCAAACTGGTTCGGATTGGAGCTTCCGTTTCGCTATTATCCGTGCTGGCTGGAACGCCTGGACTGGCCGATGGGGTATGTGTATGATCCATTAAATTTTGAGAGGCAAGAAGTATGAGAAAGTACACCTTTATATTTTCCTGCACAGACAACGGCGGTGGGCATCAGACCTTTGAAGTCAGGGCGACCGACAAGCAGGAGGCCATCCGTAAAGGCATGAAGACCGCAAAGAAGTTCGCTTGTGGAGATATCTGCGGCGACTGGGAGTGCAAGTTGAAGCGAGAGGATAGTTTATGAACGAAGACTTTGGAGCGATCACCATTCTTGCTCCAAAATGCCAGAAGTGTCCCAAAGTGAAATCCTGTGACCATAAACAAATGGCTCATCTCGGGTACATAGTTCCACAAAGGGGCAACGGAAAGAGCTTCAGTCAGCTCGAAATAGTGGATTCACTGATGAAAAGGAGATTTAATTATGAAAATCGTTGAACCTAAGTACGAAATCCTCACTGATATTTCTGAGGGAGGCATTAAGGAGCTCCAGCAGATTGAGCGGGTGGCCCGGGTCTGCTACAAGAGCGAGGATAAGATCACGCCGGACGGTGAGTCGGCAAAGAAGCTGGTGGGCTTTCTTGTGAAGCAGGGGCATGAGGCTATGCTGGAACATTCTCAGCTGAGCGTGCTCTTCACGTGCGACCGTGGTGTGGCCAATGAGCTGGTGCGGCACCGCATTGCGAGCTTCGCGCAGGAGTCAACACGCTACTGCGACTACTCGAAGGAGAAGTTTGGCGGGGAGTTGACGTTTATCTGGCCTTCTTATATTCGTGGCGAGCAGTATTGTGAACTGAACGATAGCGAGGTTACGATTAAGAGTTCGTTCCTTGAAGCCATGACTTATGCCGAAAAGGACTACAAGCTTATGATCGCTAACGGTATGCGTCCCGAACAGGCTCGTTGCGTGCTGCCGTTGTGCCTGAAGACTGAGATCGTGGTGACGGCCAACTACCGTGAGTGGCGCAACATCTTCAAGCTGCGTACTCCTGTGGCGGCCCATCCTCAGATGAGAGAGCTGATGTGCCCGCTGCTGAAGGAACTGCAGAGCAAGATCCCGGTGGTGTTCGATGATATTTACACGTACTGGCCGAAGGATGAACGGACGAGAAAGGAAAGTGTGGGGAAATAACTATGAAAAATCGTATTATTTGTGTTGTTGCATGTTTGATGATGCTCGTCGGCTGCGTGGTTCTGTGCAGCTGCTCCGAAGCGGACAAGGTCAATCGGAACATTTCCAAGCAGGCCAACTACTTTGAAGCTGAGCGCCGAATCACTGTCTATAACGCACGTACGGACAACGTTATCCTTGAAATGGAAGGCGCTATGTCCATTTCGAACAATGATAACAACGAACTTGTGTGCACGGTGAAGACCGGTCCGAACGAGTATAAGAAAAACTACATTTATCTGAACGAGTACACCATGTATGTTGTTGAGGATATTACTGGCACTCATACCGATCCATACCACTATAAGCTCTATTTCCACACGGATATTCTGCCGGACGTGGAGGTGCGGTCGTGATTAGTGTAGCAGAAATCTATGCCGGACGATATGTTGACGGAACATGGTCGTATACGCAGGCGCTGTACGAGGCGAAAAAGCGTGGTGTTTCAAAAGAAGAATTTGATGCTGAGGTCTTTGCATGGCGAGTAGTTCTCGGCGAGGTTAAGAGGACTTCTGGAAAATAAGGAGGCGGATAACGATGAAAATAGGCATTGACAGCAGCTAGGGAGTGGTTGGAAAAGGACGCTGCATGATATTCAGCGTCTTTTTCTTTTGCCCACTTTTATATTTTATGCCCACTTTTGTTTTGGGCTGGGAGGCGAAAAAGCAGCAGAATTCTATTCTAGGTTAGAAAATATGGCCAATTGTTCACAAAAAATTCATAATTTTTGGCCATTTGCCCACTTTCTGCCCACTTTTAAAATCAAAAGTGGGCACGGTTTATAACTAAAAATAGCGTATTATCGTTATATTTTTGCATAAAAATGCTGTTCTGCCCACTTGCCCACTTTTTTTCTTAATTACACTATAAAAAATAAAAAATATTATAATAGATAGGCGAAAAAAGTGGGCTTTTGGGCAGAGGCCAAAATTCACGAAAAGTTCAAGGTATCGACTTGTAAGAACCCAACCCGATGATGTATATTTATCATAACCGCTGTACACACCGATTAGATGCTTATGAGGTAATAAAGATGGCTTACATGAACCGCTTTATCAACGAGGATGGCTTTGAGGAATGGACCGAAACGGATGCTGCAGGGAACGAAGTAAAATGCTATGCAAATGAGTTTGTAGAACTGCATACAAAAGTTCCCGTCTGCAAATGCTGCGGGCGAAACATGACAGAAGTAGTGCAGGGATACTGGACTTGTCGTCCTTGCGACATAACCCTAACTGACGATGAGATAAATCATCCGGTACATCCTGAAAGCTACATGAACCTTGAACTGAGCGAAGACTACGGCGAGTTCCATTACAAAGACGGCCGGATGCTGGAAGCAGGCGTTCCTGACTGGTACCTGTTCTTCTATGAGCACCGACCTGAATGATATTTTTTTGCGAGAGAGCTACAGAGAAATCTGTGGCTCTTTCTTTTTTGCGCCAAAACAGACGCGAAAAAAACATCCTCTTTTATGAAGAGGAGAGAGTGCGTCCCAAACGCACCATTCCTCTTTATTTTTTGGAGGAGATTTTATGCTGGAGAACCGATTTAAGACCAACCTGGTAAATGAAATCAAAGAACGTTTTCCGGGCTGCATGGTTGTGCATCTCGATCCGAATGAGATTCAGGGTATACCGGATCTCTTAGTTTTATACGAGAGCACATGGGCAGCATTGGAAGGCAAGCGCTCGATGGATGCGCCGCATCGTCCGAATCAGGATTACTATGTGAACCTGATGAACAAGATGAGCTTTGCAGCGTTCATTTGCCCGGAAAACAAGGAGGAGATTCTGAATGACCTTCAACGAGCATTCGAGGTTAATAGGGCAGCACGCCTTCCTCGGCGCTAGTAAGTATCACTGGATCAACTACGATGCTGATAAACTTACTACAGCGTATACCAATTTTATGGCTGCGCAAAAGGGAACCGAACTGCACGAATTTGCAGCAAGGTGCATTGCACTTGGCCAAAAGCTGCCGCGTTCTAAAAAGACGCTCAACAGCTATGTCAACGATGCCATCGGCTTTCGTATGACACCGGAGCAGGTGCTCTGCTATTCTGAAAACTGTTTCGGAACAGCGGATTCTATTTGCTTCCGGGATGATATTTTGCGTATCCACGACCTCAAGACCGGAATCGTTCCGGCACACATGGAGCAGCTGCTCATCTACGATGCACTGTTCTGCCTTGAGTACCGAATTAAACCGAGTAGTATCCAGATCGAGAACCGCATCTACCAGTCCGATGATATTCTTATTGCCAATCCGGCAGCAGAAGACATCGAACCTATCATGGATAAGATCCGCGAGTTTGATCCGATTATTACAAAGATGAAAATGGGAGTGTGCTGATATGAATCCGATTGAGAAAGACTTGAAAAACTACTTCGGCGTTGAATACGGCGGCGAGAATGATATTTTGGAGCATTATGGCACCAAGCGCCATTCTGGTCGCTATCCGTGGGGAAGCGGTGATAGCCCGTACCAGCATTCCGGCGACTTTCTGTCCCGTGTTGAGAAGTTCAAGGCTAAGGGGATGTCCGAAGGTGAGATTCTGGAAGCCATCAACGACACACTTCCGCCCGAGTATAAGCTCGGTGCAACTGAGTTTCGCGTTGCAAAGACCAAGGCAGGTCACGACCGCAAAGCTTCTCAGTGGGAAGATATTCAGAAGCTGAAGAAGGAAAACCCTGATATGGGTTGGACTGAGATCGGACAGAAGCTTGGCATGCCTGAGTCTACGGTTCGGTCTATGTACCAAAACGGTGTTGGCACAAAGAAGGATCAGGCCGAAAAGATTGCCGAAACCTTAAAGAAGGAAGTAGACAAGAAGGGCATGATTGATATTTCCGAGGGTACGAATCTTACCCTCGGCGTGTCGGAAGGTAAGCTGGACGAGGCTGTTTATATCCTGGAAGCAGAGCACGGTTATAAGCGCTATGGCGTTGGCATCAAGCAGCCCACCAATTTCCGGCAGCAGACCAACATCACAGTCTTGGCAAAACCTGAATACGACCAGCGCTATGCTTATGAGCATCAGGGTGATATTCAGTCGTTGGGGGACTACCATTCTGACGATGGCGGCAGTTCATTTCGCCAGTTACAGCCCCCTTCGAGCTTGAGCTCCGACCGTGTAGCAGTGCGCTACGGCGATCAGGGCGGTCTTGCAAAAGATGGCGTTATGGAGATTCGCCGCGGCGTTGCAGATCTGGATCTGGGCAACTCTCATTATGCACAGGTTCGTATCATGGTGGACGACAGCCACTATCTGAAGGGCATGGCCATGTATTCGGACAATATGCCGGATGGTGTTGATATTGTGTTCAACACGAACAAGCCTTCTGGCACACCTAAGATGAAGGTGTTCAAAGAGATCAAGAACGATCCGGGCAATCCGTTTGGCGCTGCCATTACTGCGGAAGGCCAGAGCACCTACGTCGGAAAAGATGGCAAGGAACACCTTTCTCCTATCAATAAGTTGAAGTGGGAAGGCGACTGGGACGATATGTCCAAGAGTGTTTCATCTCAGTTTCTTTCTAAGCAGCCGCTGCCTTTGATCAAGAAGCAGCTGGAGCTGACGAGAGCTGATTACAAAGCCGAGTACGATGAGATCATGCACTACACCAATCCGACTGTCAAGAAAAAGATGCTGTTGGACTTTGCTGAAAAGTGTGATGGAACGGCTATGACGCTTAAAGCTTCTGCGTTTCCGGGGCAGGCCACAAAGGTTATTCTTCCTTTGGACAAGATCAAGGAAACCGAAGCGTATTGCCCGACGTATGAGAACGGCACGCAGCTTGCGCTGATTCGTTACCCTCATGCAGGCACGTTTGAGATTCCCATTGTTACGGTGAACAACAAGAATGCAAGTGGCAAGAGCAATCTCGGCAATGTCAAGGATGCAATCGGCATCAGTTCTAAGGTGGCTGAGCGTCTGTCTGGTGCAGACTTTGATGGTGATACTGTCATGGCAATCCCTATGTCTGACAAGGTTCGCATCAACTCTACCGATCCATTGCCTGGACTGAAGAACTTCGACCCGAAGACCTCTTACGCGGTTCCTGAAGGTAACCCTAACAACGTCCGACTGATGAAGAAGGATGAAAAGCAGAAAGAGATGGGCATCATCTCGAACCTGATTACCGATATGACCCTGCGAGGTGCAACATCAGAAGATCTGGAGCGTGCGGTACGGCACTCGATGGTGGTTATCGATGCAGAAAAGCATAAGCTAGACTACAAGAGGTCGGAGAAGGAGAACGGCATCCAGGAGCTGAAGCAGAAGTATCAGATCCGGGTGGACGAAGACGGTAACGAGAAGTACGGTGGCGCATCCACCCTGCTCTCCCGTCGCAAACAGACCGTTCGTATTCCCGAGCGCCGTGGCAGTGTGCGTATCGATAAGGATACCGGTGAGTACATCTACAAGGAGAGTGGCCGTACCTTTACGGATAAGAAGGGCAAAAAGCGTATTGCCGAAGATGAAGTGAGCCGCATCTCGTTGATCAAGGACGTACATGAGCTTTCTTCTGGCACCAAGCAGGAAGAACTGTATGCGGACTTCTCTAACTATCTGAAGGATATGGCCAACCAGGCGCGCAAGGACTACGCCAACATGAAGGGCATCCAGCGTGACCCGGTTGCCGCTAAGAAGTATGCACCGGAAGTGGAATCTCTGAAGGCTAAATACGAGGCGGTCCTCGCAAACAAGCCAAAAGAGCGTCGTGCAATGATCATTGCGAACTCCAGGATCAAGGCTATTATCGAGGATCGCGGCCTTGACTATAAGGACAAGGATGATAAGAAAGAAATCAAGAAAATCTCGTCCGTCGAGATGCAGCGTGCCCGCGATCAGGTGGGAGCCAACAGTAGTAGGACAAAAATTGTCTTTACGGATCGCGAATGGGAAGCAATTCAGAATCATGCAATTTCTGATTCAATGCTTACCAAGTTCTTGAACAGTTCTGATTCGACTGAAATCGTTAAGCGCGCAATGCCGAAAGCAACAGCAACGCTTTCTTCTGCGAAAAAAGCAAAGGCTAAAGCGATGCTTGCTGGCGGATACAGCTATGAAGAAATCGCAAAGGCCTGTGGCGTTCCGAAGAGCACAATTTACGATACACTGAATAAATAAGAACAAAAGGAAGCGAGAAATATGGTTCGTTGTTTTCTTACTACGGTTGACAATCCTTACGATCCGCATGACCAGTTCGATCAGTGGTATCGTTTTGATTGTGACCATGGCTACAATTCTTGTGGCCTCCTTGCGCGGCTCGCATACACGTCCGATCAGCTGTCTGATAACGAAAATGCTTACGAAATTGAGCAGGCAATCGATCAAATCGTCATGGCTGATCCGTTAAACCTGTACCGGAAGGTCAAAAAGACCCTTCCCGACCCCGAAACTGGCACAAACGCTGCTTAAACTGACGTTTAGACAGGGGGAGGGGGTCCAAAAAATCCACCCCCTCCCTAAATCGCGCCGGTCTTTGATATTTCCCCGGGGGTAAAATTGATATTTGGGCTTTGGGGTGTAGACCAGGGCCTGTTTTAGTTTTATCCCCTGTGTGTTCCCGATCTATTGTAGAAATATGATGGATCGGGAGTTTTTGTAAGGGCTCATGAGATAGTGTTGGAACCTTGTTCTCTGACTTTCATGATTCACCTCCTGGAATCTCCGATCCATAATTGATCTCTCCTTTCAATGACGGGCTTTTTGCACAGACACGATCCCCCCCTAAACAGCTCTCATGAACCCTTACAAAAACTGATGGAACACAAAAGTGGCCAAAATGCGGCGAAAAGTGACGCCAAAGATTACAAAACACGGCATAAAGAGCCAAAAACTCACGTGAAAGGAATGACAACTGTATGAAAACCCGAAAAGCCTCGTCTGGTGATGATGTCGGGTTGCGTCCGGCATTGTCTCCTGAAGCGAGAGAAAACCAAATGATATCTCTGGCCGTAGACCTTGTGGAAAAACGGCTGCGGGAAGGAACAGCATCAAGCGCTGAAACTACATATTATCTGCGACTGTCCGGCAGCAAGGCACGGCTGGAAAAAGAAAAGCTGGAAGAGGAAAACAAGCTGCTGCGGGCAAAGACCGAGATGCTGCAGGCGCAGAAGAACACCGAGGAGCTGTACGGTGAAGCCATCAAGATGATGCGGGTATACCAGGGCATTGATGATGGAGAGGACGAGTAGGATGGATATTAAGCGATATTCCGAGCTGATACGACTGGCAAGCTTTGAAGACCGCTTCCATTATGTAAAGCTGCACGGAACGGTGGGGATGGACACGTTCGGCTTTGACCGATACCTGAACCAGGATTTTTACCAGTCGAGAGAGTGGCGGATGTTCCGGGATAAGATCATAGTACGGGACATGGGCTGCGATCTGGCACACCCGGAGCATGAGATCGTGGACTGGGTAATACGAAACGGAAAGCCCATCCGGCCGCGCATTATTATCCACCATCTGAACCCGCTGACGAAGGAAGACGTACTGGGGCACACGGACGCGCTGCTGGACCCGGAAAACGTGGTATGCGTGAGCGACCGCACCCACAAGGCTATCCATTACGGGGATGACACGATCTTAAAACCTGTGTTTACGGAGAGGCGACCGGGCGATACCTGCCCTTGGAGGAAATAAGATGTATCCGGTACGAAAGTTTAATGTTGCGGAAGCGGCATACAGCACGAACCTGCGGCTGAAGATGCAGGAGGCAGAACACATGGTGCGGTGCATTGTACCGAGCCGGGAGCGCAGTCTGGCGCTGACGAAGTTGGACGAGGCGCTGTTCTGGGCAAATGCAGCCATTGCAGCCGAGGGTATAATGAGCCACGAGGAATAACAAAAGGAGAAAAACAAAATGAACAACGAAGCTATGATGAACCGCGCAAAGCAGCTGGTGGTGGACTACTTTAACGCCCATGTGGACGTGACTGACGGCAAGAAGCTGACGATGGAGGACGTGTTCATCGTATGGTTCAGCAAAACCCTGCAGAACTGGAAGGCGCTTGTGAGTACCACCGTATCCGACGGGATGTACTACGAGCTCACCCACAACGGTGACAAAGGTGAGACCTATCTGGATGCCTACAAGAAGTGGGACAACAAATGCATCCCGGACTGAGGTGATGAGAAATGGACAGTATCCTGACCTCGGTAAAGAAGCTCCTTGGATTGACCGAGGGGTATGCGGCCTTTGATGCCGACCTTATCATGCACATCAACAGTGTGCTGATGATCCTGAACCAGATGGGTGTGGGGCCGGAAAAGACCTTTGCTATCAGCGATGCGACCGCAACGTGGAGCGAGTTCTGTGGGGAACGGACGGACATTGAGGCGGTGAAAAGTTATACGGCGCTGAAGGTGCGATTGCTGTTTGACCCGCCGCAGTCCAGCAGCGTGATGGACGCGATCAAAAGCCAGATCAGCGAGCTGGAATGGCGGCTGTATACCCTGTGCGATAAGGAGGAAGCGTAATGCGGAGATTACTGTTTAGCGTAGACGGGCAGCACCTCACAAAGCAGGGCGATTTTTCCGGCATTACGGCCGGAAGCAAGGGATACCTGAAGTGCTGCTTTGGCGTAGACGGCAGCGACTGGCACGGAGCCAAAAAGGTTGCACTGTTCAATGAGGCATATGCAGTTGCAGTGGACGAAGCACTGGAGTGCAATGTGCCGGACGAAGTGACCGGCGGCAAAAGCTTTAAGGTGCGGCTGATCGGTGCAAAAGGCGATATGCGGGTGACCACCAATGCAGTGCTGGTAGAGCAGACCCTGTAAACAGAAAACGCCGGAACGGAGAGGACGAAAGATGGCAAATGTGGACGAAGTTCTGGCGACGATGGATACGCCGGAAGAAGCAGAAAAAGTGATCCTTGTCATTGACGAAGACCTGCGCGTGGTGACGATACCGAGCAAGGCGATCGTGATCGGCGCAAAGGGCGACAAGGACGTGAACCGGATCTGGTTCAAAATGAGCAGATATTACCGTGGGACAGACATGGGCGGCTTTACGCCCAGAGTGAACTACACGAATGCTGCGGGAAAGCATTATTTCTATCTGCCGACCGATATGGTATGTGAGGATGGGAAGACCCTTGTGTTTTCCTGGCTGATCGGTGACAAGGCAGCGGAAGCAAATGGCAGTGTGACGTTCAGTGTATGTCTGCAGCAGATGAACGGCGATGACGTGATCAAAGAATTCAACTCGACCATTGCTACGGTGCAGTGCCTTGTGAGCAACCACGAGGAAACTGCTGAGGACGATACCAAAGTAACGGACGCATACGCTGTGCTGGATGAAGCGATCCTGGATGAAACTGTGCTGGGATGAGGAGGATATATGCAGTACAACAAACACAACTTTAAAAGCAAACAAGTGCTGACATCGCAGATGATGAATGAAATCGATCAGGGAATTGCTGATCTGGTGGAGCACGCGAACGCTAACGACGGCAAGCTGAACCTGACCATTGGCACTGTAACATCCGGGAGCACGGCAGCAGCTACGATTTCTGACGGCAAGCTGAACCTGACACTGCCGAAAGGCGAGAAGGGTGATACGGGTCCCAAGGGCGATGCAGGCGCAAAAGGCGAGAAGGGTGACACAGGCGCTACCCCAAACCTTATCATCGGTAGCGTGACCAGCGGCGAAACCCCGAACGCTATTATTGCCGGTACAGCCGAAACACCGATGCTGAATCTGGTGCTGCCCAAGGGCGCAAAAGGCGACACCGGTCCGAAAGGCGCAGATGGTGTGCAGGGACAGGCGGGCCCGAAGGGTGACCCGGGTGCAACGCCGAACCTGACTATCGGTACTGTGACGACCGGTACGGACGCGGCGGCAACCATTACCGGCACCGCGGAAGCACCTGTGCTGAACCTGACATTACCCAAGGGTGAAAAAGGCGACAAAGGAGACCCCGGCAGCAGTGGGAGTGGCGGAAGTAGCACCGGCGGTGATACCACAGACCTGACCATTGGCACCGTGACGAGCGGGACGACCGCCAGCGCAGAGATCGTGGGTGGCAAGCTGAATCTGGTTTTGCCAAAGGGTGACACTGGCGCAAAAGGTGATGCGGGTCCCAAGGGCGATGTTGGCGACAAGGGTGAAACAGGACCGGCAGGTCCTGCTGGCGAAGGCTTTACAGAAAATGCCAAGCATCTGATCTTGGCGCTCTTTGAATCAGCAGCGTACAACAACGTTGCCATGAAAACGAGCTTGGACGCATTGCGAACTGAGTGGGGCGGCAGCGCACAGGATGCTCCCGTGCAGAGCGTGAGTCTAAGCAGCAGCACCCTGACCCTGAGCGAGGGTGAGAGCCAGACCCTGACGGCAACAGTGCTGCCCGCAAATGCCACCAGCAGTGTTGTGTGGACTGTTTCTCCCGCAGGTTTTGCTACCGTAGTGAACGGCAAGGTGACCGCCGAAAATGTGGGCAATTGCACGGTTACAGCCATAGCGGGCGGCAAGAGTGCGAGTTGCAAGGTAACGGTGGAAGCAGCCGATACATCACAGCTGATCTACGCTCTGCCAGCAGAAGCGTCCGCTTCTGCCGCGGAAAGCAAATGCGTTGACACTGGACTGAAACTGCTGGAGCACGCCTCCACGGAAACGCCCATATACACGATCCTGTTTGAGGCGAAGGTAGCCGATACTGCAGACGTAAGCAACTGGCCTACACTTGTGAACTGTCAGACTGAGACCGGCAATTTTAATAATATGCCTGGCTTTAATGGTAGTGTGAATCCGAGCGCTGGCACAATTGAATTTGCTTATTACATTTTTTCTTATAGCGATGTACGCCTGTGCGATACACTGGCTCATGCCAAAACGAAAACGCGCTATGCTATCCAGATGAACGGCAAGCAATACCGCGTGGGCAGCACCCATTGTGCGCTGAGCGCATGGAAAAGCACCGGCGCAATGGTCAAGGATGTGCCTGAAACGCTTATCTTTGGCGCAGCCTACACCACAACGGGCGAGCACACCCGTTATTTGGACTGCACCATCTACCAGTGCAAGGTGTACAAAGGCTTGCTGAGCGATTCCAAGGTACAGAAGTTTATCGAGGAGACATGATATGGTTTACGACATTAACGGTATGCCGGTCGGCACACTGACCGGAAAAACTTTGTACGTTGCAGGCGACAGCATTGCTTACGGTACCGGGAGCGCAGGCGGGTTTGGAAAGGCAGTAGCACAAAAGTACGGAATGACCCTTGTAAACGAGGCTGTGGACGGTGCAACGCTAGCTCCGAACATTGAGGATGCCGTGAAGGGCGGTATCCGCGCCTGCATCAGCACGGTGGTGACAAGCTCCACGGCGCTGGCGAAGGCAGATTACATTCTGCTGGAGGGCGGCGTGAATGACGCGTGGAACAACGCCCCTGTGGGCACCCTGACCGAGGGCTTTGCTGCTGCCTACGACGAAACGACCATGACCGGCGCACTGGAAAAAATGCTGGAATTTCTGGCAAAGAACCACAGTGATAAGCGTGTGGCCTATGTGTTCCCGCACGGCGGACTGTTTTCCGGCAGCGAAAGCTGGCACAAGACCTACAAGCCCGCCATTCTTGCAGCATTGAAAAAGTGGGGCGTGCCCTATGTGGACATTGCGGAGAGCACCCCGCCCATGGGCGGCCACGGCATCAGCGGGCTGAGCGACAAGTATACCAGCGACGGCACGCACCCAAATACAACGGGCTACGAGCGGTTTTATGTAGAGCCCATCGCAGCGCTGCTGAAGCGGCTGTAACGAGGAGTAAAAATCAAAATGGCACTTTCGAACACGGCCACGCCGAAATACTACGGCCGGTTCCGGGAGGCCGTGATGTGTGGAGAAATCCCTGTATGCAAAGAGATCAGCATGGAGATGAACCGGATCGATGACCTGATCCGAAACCCGGGCATCTACTATGACGACAAAGCGATGGATGGCTTTGTACAGTTTTGCGAGAAGGAACTGACATTGACCGACGGCAGCGACCTGAAGCTGCTGGAGACCTTTAAGCTGTGGGCAGAAGAGATATTCGGCTGGTACTACTTTGAGGAACGCACGGTATACAAGCCGAATCCGGACGGGCATGGCGGGCGTTATGTGCAAAAGCGTATCAAGCACAGGCTGGTGCGAAAGCAGTACCTGATCGTGGCGCGTGGTGCAGCTAAGAGTATGTACGACAGCTGCGTACAGCAGTTTTTCCTGACGGTAGACCCCGCAACGACCCAGCAGCTGACCACAGCACCCACCATGAAACAAGCAGAAGAGGTCCTTTCTCCCATGCGCACAGCAATTGCACGGGCGAGAGGACCTCTTTACCGTTTTATGACGGAGGGCAGCTTGCAGAACACGACCGGCTCCAAGGCAGGGCGGACGAAGCTTGCCAGTACGAAGAAGGGCATTGAGAATTTTCTGACCAACAGTCTGGTAGAGATACGCCCCATGACCATCGACAAGCTGCAGGGACGGCGCGACAAGGTGGCCACGGTGGACGAATGGCTGAGCTGTGACATCCGGGAAGACCCCATTGGCGCGATCGAGCAGGGCTCCAGCAAGGTAAACGACTACCTGATCCTTGCCACGAGCAGCGAGGGCACGGTGCGCAACGGATGCGGTGATACCATTAAAATGGAACTGATGAGCATCCTTCGCGGAGAGTACGTGAACCCGCACGTTTCCATTTGGTACTACAAGCTGGACAGCATAGACGAGGTGAACGACCCTTCCATGTGGCTGAAGGCGAACCCGAACCTTGGCATCACCGTAAGCTACGAGACTTACCAGCTGGACGTGGAGCGCGCCGAGAAAGCACCGGCGAGCCGGAACGACATCCTTGCCAAGCGATTTGGCATACCGATGGAGGGTTACACCTACTTCTTCCCCTACGAAGAGACGCTGCCGCACCGACACCGGAGCTTCTGGCAGATGCCATGCGCACTGGGGGCAGATCTTAGCCAAGGCGACGACTTTTGCGCGTTTACCTTTTTGTTCCCGCTGGAGCACGGATATTTTGGTGTAAAAACCCGGGACTACATTACCAGCTACACCCTTTCCAAACTGCCGATGGCAATGCGGCAGAAGTATGACGAGTTTATGCGGGAGGGGACACTGGTCGTGATGGAAGGCACTGTGCTGGACATGATGGAAGTGTATGACGATCTGGACGGCTTTATCGAGAACGTGGGGTACGACGTCCGCTGTTTTGGGTATGACCCTTACAACGCCAAGGACTTTGTAGAACGCTGGGCGAGGGAAAACGGTGATTACGGCATTGAAAAGGTGATCCAGGGCGCTAAGACCGAAAGTGTGCCGCTGGGCGAGCTGAAGAAGCTGAGCGAACAGCGGAAGCTGCTGTTTGACGAGCAGCTGATGCAATTTGCCATGGGCAACTGCATTACGCTGGAAGACACAAACGGCAACCGCAAGCTTCTGAAACAGAGGTATGATCAGAAGATCGATGCGGTTGCCGCTATGATGGATGCATATGTAGCTTATAAGGTGAACAGGGATGCATTTGAGTGATTATCCTTACGTGCGGTTTTTGTTGCTCCAGTAATCGGCCCAATATTTATTACTGTAAGCAATGACTTCGGGGTCTTTCATGTGCCGCCCGCTTCTTCGCAGAAAATTCAACTGCTCAGCTTCGGTTTTTAGAGTTAAATCGGGCTTCCAGTTAGGAATGATTTTCTCATTTTCATCACCGTTAAAAAATCTTTTTGTAGGTCCCTGCTTAAATCTTTTAATTGCACCATCCTCAATCCAGTACCATATCATAGAACCCCATCCATTGTCACAAGGAAGACCGACGGGACCATCAAGTTCGCCATTTGCAAGACGTTCAAGAAGATGGATTTCAGTTTCAGTTTTAGGAGACGGCAGTTCCTCAGGAAGCGATGTCGGTTTCGGGAAGGATTTGGGCAAATCAATGGCTGCGCCTGATGTGTTGCTGTATTCCTGAACCATGGAATCCCGTAAATAATGACCGTACTGCTTGAGAAATAACAGCTTCTCGTCATCTGTAGTGTACTCATTGACCGGATATGGCTTATGGTATGTGATCTCGTTCCTTTTGCCATGATAAGTTGTTTGAAAAGGCTTAGCCTCATATTTGCCGGGAATACCGTTCATTATCCAATATCCAACAATATACCCACGTTGATCGTAGAATAGCTTTCCCACAGCGCCATCGTATTCGCCAATCTTGAGCATATGGAGCATGAATTTCTCTTCATGGGTCATAAAAGTGCTCCTTTCAAAATTAAGGCTTTGAAACATCGTAGACGGCATGCATCTCATCGAGAGCAGTTTTTGCGACTTCCAAATCTGTCTTCTCAAAACGGTGAACTTCGGGTAGGCTACCACCGGAAGTTTCGGTAACAAGCAGAACGGAATCGTTTGCGGCATCCTGATATTTGAAATTTCGATGACAGGTTCCGCCAGAATAGTAAAAGACAGAATCAAGACCGTCTGCAAGACTTGCTCCCTGATAGGATGCTAAACCCGCATTGCCTGATTTGGATGAGGTGAGGCAGACAACGTTGACGTTTGATGCAAAAAGCAAGTAATAAGTATTGTTTCCAGACGTATAGGTATAGGCCTGAGAAAAATCAGAAGCGGCGGTTATGAACTGTCCACGGAAAGATTTCGCAAAAGATGACGTTTTAAAGGCGGTAAAAGAAATCCATATAGCGAAAATGACGACACAGACAACGAGAAAAACTTTGAGCGGATGCTTACGGCTTTTTTGTGCATTCGTTTCCATAACAAAATTCCTTTCCTCACGAGGGATTTGTACACAGAAAATTATAGCACCACAGGAATAAAAAGTAAATTGCGTAAAACGCAGAAAGGGGTAGAAAGAATGGATTACTGGGAATACCTTGCACACAGTCAGGGCAGCGAGCGGCGAGGACACCGGTACTATGCGCGCGAACTGATCGGCAACAAGAACGGTAAGAACGTATACCGTTACTTCTATACTGCCGATGAATACTCTGCCTACAAGCAGAACAAGGGTACGCCCGGCAAGGGCACTTATGCCGAGACCGGCACCAGCAGAAGCGCCATCGTATGGCCGAAGAACACGAGCCGGAAGCGTAAAGCTGCCGAGGCACGTAACTCGGTAGAGCAGCAGAAGAGCGCTATGGACCGTGATCGCGCCCGTACAAGCGTCCGCGCAGAGAAAATCAAAATGGACGCTAAAGCGTACCGCAAACAGCGCCGGCATGAAAAAAACGATGCACGGCACGAGCTGAAGCGCAAGATGGACGTTGCCCGCAAGCGCAAGCTGGCACGGGAGAGCGTTGCTGAGCAGAAGAGCGCCATGGACAGAGACCGCGCCCGCACGAGCGTCCGCGCCGAGAAGGTGCAGATGGACGCAAAGCGCTACCGCAAGCGGCAGCGCGAGCACATTAAGGCCAACCGCATTGCGCAGCAGCATACGATGGACCGCGAGCGGTGGAAGAGAAACGAAAAGGCTGAGCAGACAAAGAACCGCGGTGACAAGCATAACACCCGTGTGCAGGAAGCCATCCGGGAGAAAGTGCATAAGGACGCCGTGGCCTACCGCCGCAAGCGTGCACAGGAGAGTGTCCGCGCCCAGAAGGTGGCGATGGATGCAAAGCGCTACCGCAAGCAGCGCCGGCAGGAAAAGAACGACGCCCGGAACGAGCTGAAAAAGAAGATGGACCGCGATCGCATCCGCACCAGCATCCGTGCCCAGAAGGTGAAGATGGACGCAAAGCGTTACCGCCGCCAGAAGCGTGAAATGCTGAAACAGAAACGCGCCGGGCAGAAGCGCATTATGGATAACATCCGCCAGCGCCCGTATTACCAGCCCGCCATCAAGCACGACCGCTGAGAACGAGGAGGGATGGCATGGTACGGGACGAAGAACTTTACCACTGGGGCATCAAGGGCATGAAGTGGGGCGTGCGCCGGTTCCAGAACCCGGACGGCAGCCTGACCCCGGCCGGTAAAAAGCGCTACAGCGCAGAGGGCGGCGAAGGGGATGAAAAGCCCAATTACGCCCCGAAAGCGCCGAAAAAGAACGCCAGCGACTATACCGATGACGAACTGCGCGCCCAGATCAACCGGATGCAGATGGAAAAGCAGTACCGGGATCTTGCCGGGCAGACGAACGTGCGGGAGGACGACCCCAACAAGGAACTGAAGCTGCAACGGGAGCGGCTGCAATTGCAGCGGGACGTGAAGAACCTGAAGAAGGAGATCAACAGCGGGCAGACCTTTGTGGGCAGTGTGCTGAGTGATGCAGGCAAGAAGGCTTTGACCACGATGACTACCGGCGCAATGCTTTACATGGGCAAACAGACCGTGAAGACACTGTTCAATAACCCTGATCTGGCAAATGCGGTGGGCAAGGGCAGCCTTGACAAGGAAGAAAAGAAGAAGGACGACTGACAGCGGGAGGAAAAATCAAAATGGAAATGGATCTTGGTTCCCGGCTGAAGCACGCCTGGAACGCTTTTCTGAACCGGGACCCTCCCCGGAACTTTGGCGGTTATGCAGGCGGCTACAGCTACCGTCCTGACCGGGTGCGGCTGACGAGAGGCAACGAACGCACCTTTGTGACCAGCGTGTACAACCGCATTTCCATGGATTGTAGCGCAATTACGATTCAACACGTAAGGCTCGATGACAATGGCCGGTTTGATTCGGTCATCGATTCGGGCCTTAATGCTTGTCTGAATCTGGAAGCAAACCTTGACCAGACGGGGCGGGGACTCGTGCAGGACATTGTGATGAGTATGCTGGACGAGGGCGTTGTGGCGGTGGTGCCGGTGGAGACCGACTACGACCCGAGCATGAGCAGCAGCTACCGCATTTACTCCATGCGGGTGGGAAAGGTGCTGGAGTGGTACCCGGAACACGTGCGGGTACGGCTTTACAACGACAAAACCGGCCAGAAAGAGGAACTGGTGCTGCCGAAGAAGACGGTGGCACTGATCGAAAACCCGTTTTACGCCATCATGAACGAGCCGAACAGCACGATGCAGCGCCTGATCCGAAAGCTGAGCCTGCTGGACGTGGTGGACGAGCAGGCGGGTGCCGGAAAGCTTGACCTGCTGATCCAACTACCCTACGTTGTGAAGAGCGAGGCGCGGCGGGAACAGGCCAACCGGCGCAGACGGGAGATAGAAGAACAGCTCCGTGACTCGAAATACGGAATTGCGTGGACAGACGGCACCGAGCGGGTGACGCAGTTGAACCGCAGCCTTGAAAACAACCTTCTGAAGCAGATCGAATACCTGACGAACATGTTTTACAGTCAGTTGGGTATTACCCTTGAGATTATGAACGGTACTGCAGACGAGGCGGCGATGACCAACTACTACAACCGCATCGTGGAGCCCATTGTAAGCGCGATCACGGACGAGATGAAACGGAAATTCCTGACCAGAACGGCACGCAGTCAGGGGCAGAGCATCCTGTTCTTCCGTGATCCGTTCAAGCTGGCACCCATTGGCGCAGTGGCTGAGATGGCGGACAAGTTTACTCGCAACGAGATCATGAGCTCCAACGAGTTCCGGCAGGTGATCGGACTGAAGCCGAGCAAAGACCCACGGGCGGACGAACTGAGCAATAAGAACCTGAACCAGAGTCCGGACGAGATACAGAACACCGCCATGGCTGGCGGAAAGGAAACGGTGGACCGGTTGCTGGCAAGGGAGAAAGGATAAGGGAAAAATCAAAATGGCGTTGAATTTTGACTATGATTTTTCCGGTTATGCGACCAAGGCAAACATGAAGTGCTACGACGGGCTGACCATTGCACCGAACGCCTTTAAGGGCGACAACGGCAAGAAGGTACCTGTGGTGTGGAACCACAACCACTCCGGCCCGGAGTATGTGCTGGGGCACGCTTTGCTGCAGAACCGGAAGGACGGCGTATATGCATACGTCAAGCTGAACGACACCCCCAGCGGCCGGACGGCACTGGAGGCGGTGCGCTGCGGCGACATTGATGCCATGTCCATTTTTGCGAACGGTCTGCAGAAGGCCGGGCAGACGGTGATGCACGGTGTGATCCGGGAGCTGAGCCTGGTATTGGCCGGGTGCAACCCCGGGGCACTGATCGACGAGATCGTGGCGCATGGCGCAGACAATGACGGTGAAGGCGGCGAGGCCTTTATCTATACCGATGGCGGTATCAGCCTGAAGCACGGGCTGGACCCCGACGACAACCCTTTGAACGAGGAGGATGACGATATGGCGAAAGCAGGCGGTAAGACGCTGCAGGAGGTCGTGGACACCATGAACGACGAGCAGAAGGAAGCACTGTATGCTCTGGTTGGCATGGCGAAGGACAGCCTGGATGACGATGAACTCGACGAGGACGATGAGGACTACGACGAGGACGACTATGATGACGATGAGGACTACGAAGACGAGGAGGACGACATGAAGCACAACGTTTTCGACAACGACCCTGAGCAGGGCGTGCTGCGCCACAGCATGGACGAGATCAATGCCGCCATTGCGGACGGTAAGAGCTGCGGCAGCATGAAGGACGCATTTATCGCCCACGGCATTGAGGATGTGGAATGGCTGTTCCCTGAGGATCACCTGCTGGATAACCCGCCCCGCATCATCGACCGTGATCAGAGCTGGGTGAGCAAGGTGATGAGCGGCGTACACCACATTCCCTTCAGCCGCGTGAAGAGCATGGCTGCCGACCTGACCGAAGAGGATGCCCGCGCCAAGGGTTACATCAAGGGCAACTTCAAGAAGGAGCAGGTGTTCAGCCTGCTGAAGCGCTCTACTACCCCCACCACCGTTTACAAGAAGCAGAAGATGGACCGCGATGATGTGGCGGACATTACCGGCTTTGACGTGATCGCATGGCTGAAGCAGGAGATGCGCGTGAAGCTGAACGAGGAGCTGGCCCGCGCTTACCTGATCGGTGACGGCCGCCTTTCCTCCAGTGATGACAAGATCAACGAGGGCAACATCCGTCCCATTTACAACGACGATGACCTGTTTACCATCAAGGTGCAGGTGGAGACCGCTGCCGGTGACGACACTGCCACGAAGCTGGACAAGATGATGACCGCCGTACTGAAGGCCCGCAAGAACTACAAGGGCGCAGGCAACCCGACCTTCTACACCACTGAGGACATTCTGACCGACCTGCGTCTGATGAAAGACAAGATCGGCCACCGCCTGTACAAGAACGACGCAGAGGTTGCCGAAGCACTGCGTGTGAAGGAGATCGTGACTGTGCCGCAGATGGAGAACATGAAGGGCGTGAACGGCGGCGAGTTCGTTGGCCTGATCGTGAACCTGGCTGACTACACCGTTGGCGCAGACAAGGGCGGCGCTGTGAACATGTTCGATGATTTCGACATCGACTACAACCAGCAGAAGTACCTGATCGAGACCCGCTGCTCCAGTGCCATGACCACCCCGTTCGGCGCAATGGCCATCGAGTATAAGGTCGCCTGATAAGGAGGAGATACAAAATGCTGCACAAGTTCTATGAGCAGGGCAAGGACCTGCACGTTGCAAACTACGTGGCCTACGGCAAGACCGCAGACCACAAGCTGTACGCCGATGCCGCTTTCAAGGAGACTGTGACCAAGGAAGAGATCGAGGACACTTTCAAGAAGGGCCGCCTGATCGTTGTGGAGGGCGAAAACTACCTGCTGCCCGTTGCCTTTGGCGCTACCGGCGTTGTGACCGTGACCGCAGGCGAGACTGTGAAGACCCAGGCGTGGACCGCCAGCGACCCGGCATGAAGGGGCGATGCTGCGCTGGACGAGTTCATCTTAGATGAAGATGTGCTGGCGTGAGCGCCTAAAAATCAAAATGGAGTGAAAGTGCTATGAGCAAGTGGTTTGGAAAGCTGGGTTTTGTGGAAACTCAGGAGACAGAGCCGAGTGTTTACTCGGAAGTTGTAACAGAGCGTGACTGTTACGGCGACCTTATGCGGAACACGCGCAGGTTACAGTCCGGCGACAAGGTGAACGATGATATAAACCTTGCGAACACGTTAAGCGTCATCGCAGACCCATATGTTCAGGAGCACTTTTGCAATATCCGGTATGTGACGCTTTACGGCGGAAAGTGGAAGGTGACAGATGTGAGCGTGGAGTATCCGCGACTTGTTCTGACGCTGGGAGGGTTATGGCATGGCAACTGAACTGAGCGAAAGACGCTCCGGGCTGGACGCTTTTTTGCGCAGCATTGTGAAACAGCGGTGCGGCAGTGAAAACGTGTACTACCAGCCGCCTGCAAACCTGCGGATGAAATACCCTTGTATCTGCTATAAGCGGGAAAAGATCCGCAGCCCGAAGGCTGACGACCGCGTATACTTCCAGACCTTCCATTATTCTGTGACTGTGATCGACACGAAACCGGACAGTGAAATGACTGCGGCCGTGAGTAAGCTGGAACGAGCTGCCCACGACCGCGATTTTGTTTCGGACAACTTATACCATGACGTATTCAGCGTATGGTACTGACACCTTTATGAAGGAGGATGAAACTTATGGCAAGACTGGTATGGGATGCAGACGGTGCCCGCAAGTTTACGATGGGCGTTTCCAATGGCGTGCTTTACCCGAAGAACGGTGAGAGCGGCAAGTACGGCACCGGCGTGGCATGGAACGGCCTGACCGGCGTGACCGAGAGCCCCAGCGGCGCAGAACCCACTGACCTGTGGGCCGATAACGGCAAGTACGCCCGCCTGATCTCCGGCGAGGACTACGGCTTTACCGTAGAGGCCTATTACTACCCTGACGAGTGGAAGCAGTGCGACGGCTCTGCCGAGGTGGTGAAGGGCGTGACCATTGGCCAGCAGAAGCGCATTCCCTTTGGCTTCAGCTGGCAGACCAAGATCGGCAACGATCAGGACCCGGATGCAGGCTATGTGATCCATGTTGTGTGGAACGCCACCGCACAGCCCAGCGAGCGCAGCCACGAAACTGTGAACGACAGCCCGGATGCTATGACCTTCAGCTGGGAGTGCGGCACTGTGCCCACCAACGTGACCGGCTACAAGCCCTCTGCCGTGATGGAGATCGACAGCACTGCTGTGAGCGCAGAGACGATGAAGAAGGTGGAGGCAAAACTGTACGGTGACGACACCACCGGCACCCCCACTCTGCCCACCCCGGACGAGCTCATTACTCTGCTGCAGGCGGGCTAAGCGATAAATTCAAAATAAAAAGGAGAGATCTATTATGCTGAAGAAAACTGTTACCTACACCGACTACAATGGCGTAGAGCGCACCGAGGACTTTTACTTCAACCTGACCCGCAGTGAGCTGATGGAGATGCATCTGACCACCGAGGGCGGCATGGACGAGAAGATCAACAGCATCATCAAGGCCAAGAGCCAGCCGGAACTGGAGAAGCTGTTCAAGGAGATCCTGCTGAAGAGCTACGGTAAGAAGAGCCCGGACGGCCGCCTGTTCATGAAGAACGACGAGATCCGCGCTGAGTTTGAGGCAAGCCCGGTGTACGATGAGCTGTACATGAAGCTGTTTACCGATGAGAACGCCGCCGCAGACTTTGTGAACGGTGTGATCCCGCAGGTGCAGCCCAAGGCAAACCCCGCCATGCAGATGGCAGCGACCGCTAACGCAGCCCCCGTACTGACGCTGGGCTGATGATCAAGGGAGAAAACTCCCTTAGCGTCAATAGTCCGCCCCATCAAAGAAAGATGCGGCGGTGCTAGAACGCTGCTCCCCACCAGAGGGAGCTTTTTAAAGAAAGGCTATCCGCGTAAAAAACGGGTAGCCTTTTATTTTTTCGTTATAAGACGAACACATTTGAAACATACAGGGAGGGCAGAAGAATGCTGGAGATCATAGTGCCGGGCAGAGAGGACTGGGATGAGCGGACAAACGAGTTCGTATACGAAAAGCCGACCCTGCTGCGGCTGGAGCACAGCCTGCTCTCCCTGTCCAAATGGGAAAGCAAATGGCACAAGCCATGGCTGGATACGAGAAAGCCGAAAACACGGGAGGAGATGCTGGATTACATCCGGTGCATGACCGTGACCCAAGGAGTGGACCCGAAGGTATACACCCGGCTTACACGGCAGAACATGGCTGACATTAAAACATATATGGAAGACCCGATGTCCGCGACCTGGTTCAACGATAAAAAGAAGAGCCACGGACGCGGACGGGTGCAGACCGCAGAGCTGTTCTACTGTGCAATGGCGAGCTACGGCATCCCGTTCAGCTGCGAAAAGTGGCATTTGAACCGGCTTTTGACCCTTTTGCGGGTATGCGGCGAGGAAAACAGCCCGAAGCAGAAGATGACGAAGCGGGAAGAGATGATGCAGCGGGATGCGCTGAACAACGCCCGCAGGGCAAAGTACCACACAAAGGGGTGAGCAGCATGAGCCGGGTGATCAGCTTTGCACAGCACGGCGACTTTAAGAAAAGCCTGACCTTTATGACCAGAGTGCGCAGCCGGAATTTGCGCGGCGTTCTGGAGAAATACGGGCAGAGGGGCGTAGAGGCATTGGCGAGCGCGACACCGAAGGCAACGGGAAAGACGGCGGCAAGCTGGAGCTATGAAATCAAAATGGACGATAACGGGGCAACGCTGTGCTGGAAAAACGCCAATATCGTGGACGGTGTGCCCATTGCTGTGATCCTACAATACGGGCACGGCACCCGGAACGGCGGTTACGTGCAGGGAACGGACTACATAAACCCGGTGATGAAGCCGCTGTTTGATGAAATTGCCGCAGAACTGTGGAGGGAGGTAAGAAAGGCATGAGCCAGGAAGTAGACCAGCGCGTTGTAGAGATGCGGTTTGACAACGCGAAGTTTGAAAAAAACGTACAGCAGAGCATCAACAGCCTGAACGCGCTGAATGAAAGCCTGAAATTTGAGGGCGCGGAAAAGGGCTTTGCCGAGGTGGAGAAAGCCAGCGAAAAGGTGGACTTTGACCGGATGACGACCGCGCTGGAAACGCTGACGGGAAAATTTTCGGCGCTGGAAGTGATCGGCATGACGGCGCTGGTGAAGATCACGGACAAGGCCATTGATACAGGCACAAAGCTTGCAAAGAGCCTTTCCATCGATCAGGTGATGAGTGGCTGGAACAAGTATGCCCAGAAGACCGCCAGCGTACAGACCATCATGAACGCGACCGGCAAGAGCATTACTAAGGTGAACAGCTACCTTAGTAAGCTGATGTGGTTTTCGGACGAGACCAGCTACGGCTTTACAGACATGACCAGTGCCCTTTCCACCCTGACCGCAGCGGGTGGCGACATTGAGAAGATGATCCCGATGATCATGGGCATGGCAAACGCTACCGCCTATGCAGGCAAAGGTGCTGCGGAGTTCCAGCGAGTGGTGTATAACCTGGCGCAGAGCTACGGCACTGGTGCCATCCAGCTGATCGACTGGAAGAGTGTGGAACAGGCGGGCGCAGGCAGCCAGCAGCTGAAGCAGCTGATCATCGACACTGCGGTGGAGCTGGGCAAGCTGAAGGAAGGCGAAGTGACCACCGGTACCTTTGGCAGCACACTGCAGAAAAAGTGGGCTGACCGTGAGGTAATGGAAAAAGCTTTCGGCAAGTACGCCGAGTTTGCCGAGGCGGTGAACGCCGAAATGAAGGCACGCCCGGAAAAATACAATTATCAGGCCTCAAATGCCATTGAAGCGCTTGCCGACCAGTACGACGAAGTGACCGTGAAGGCCTTTAAGGCGGCGCAGGAGGCAAAGAGCTTTTCCGAAGCGGTAGATGCCACGAAGGATGCCGTGAGCAGCGGCTGGATGCAGACCTTTGACATTCTGTTTGGCAACTACGAGGAGGCAAAGACCTTCTGGAGTGACCTGGCAGAGCAGTTCTGGGATATTTTTGCAGGCGGCATGGGCGGACGCAACAGCTGGCTGAAGAAGGCCTTTAATGGTGGCATGGACCAGCTTTTGGACGATACGGCACTGGGAGACGTGGGCGATGCATTCACGAAACAGCTGCGGCGCAGCCTGATCGCAAGCGGCAAGCTGACAGAGCAGCAGATCGAAGACGCAGGCAGCTTTCAAAAGGCGCTGGAGAATGCAGGAGTGACCGCAGATGATCTGTACGAGCGGGTGCAACTCAGCCTTGCAGGATACGAAGAGCTCGCGAAGAAGAGCGACAAAGAACTGGCCGCAGAGGGCGTGAGCCGGGAGACCCTGAACAAGACGATAGAAGCCTACCGGAAAATGGCCGAGGCAATTCAAAATGGCGAAGTGAGCCTTGACAGCTATGCCGCCAAGATGGGGCAGATGAGCGGACGTGAGCACTTTTTCAACGGCATCCTGAACATCCTGAATGGCATCAACAGCGTGCTGGGGCCCATCAGGGACGGATTTGACGAAGTGTTCCACACGAACGGCGGCCCGCTGTACAGTTTGCTGGAGGGGTTTGACAACCTGACAAGCAAGCTGGTGCTGAACGAAGGCACGATGGAAAGCCTGACGAAGTTGTTCAAGGGGCTGTTCAGCGTGCTGAGCGTGGGCGGAAAGGCCATCCGGGTGACGGGGCGCATTGCCCTTGCAGTGATCGGCAAGCTGATGAATGCACTGGAGCCGCTGGGTGATCTGCTGCTGCAGGCAGGGGCTGCTTTTGGCGATGTTTTTACCAACCTGAACGAGAGCCTTGACAATGCCGAGAGCATTGATGACGTGATCAACGCGCTGGCAGTGGCTTTTGGCACACTTTTGCAGCCGGTGAAGGATATTTTCGGGCTGCTGCAGACGCTGATCCACGGCGGCACAGTGGAAGAAGCTAAGGGGCAGTTCAAGACATTTGGTGGCATTGTAAACGCTGTGAGCGCCGTATTCCAGAACTTTGGGCTGAAGGGCGTCAGCATCAGCAGAGCGCTGGGTAGCGCGGTGAAGCTGCTGGGCGGCATATTCTTTGCGGCCTTTGACGGTGTGGGGGCGCTGATCGGCAAGACATTCGGCGCATTTCAGGATGCGGGCAAGAATGTTGGTGACTTCAAGGACAAGCACCTTGAGACGCTGGAACAGGTACGGGACACCGTGGTGAGCCTGCCGGAGAAAGCGGGCGCGGCTATGAAGGAATTTGCAGGCAGTGTGCAGACTTCGTTTTACAACGTGGCGGACGCCTGCAAAGCAGGTCTTTCGGCAGTGAAGGAATTCTTTGACCTTAATGATGTGGACATCTACCGGCTTCTGGCGCTGATCGACGTGGGCTTGCTGGCACTGGCGATCTGGGCAGTAGCTACCGCGCTGAAGGGAATGCAGAAAGCAATCAAGAGCGTAACGGATGCTACAGCGAAGCTGCTTTCGAACCCCGTGACAGACTTGCTGAACAGCATGAAGAATGCGGTGGATACATGGACAAAGCAGCATACGACCAACAACTTTGTAAACATTGCAAAGGGCATCAGCATCGCAATCGGAGCCATCAGTGCATCCATTTATATGCTGAGCAAAATTGAAGACCCGAAGCAGGCAGCCGTTGCGCTGGGTATGGTGGTTGCGACCCTGATCGGGCTAGTAGTTGCCATGAAGGCCCTGGCGAAAAGCGATGTTTCCGGGCTGGACAGTGCAAAGATTATGGCCAGTATGGTAGCCATCAGCATTGGTATGCTTGCGCTAGGCGCCACGATGAAGAATCTGGCAAGCGCTATGAAGATGTTCGAATACTTCAATGCGAAGCAAATGAACAATGTGGTGGGCGCGCTGTTCAGTATTGCAGCTGCATTGTCCATCATGGTAGGCGTCGTGGGCGGATTCAACCTGCTGACGAACCAGCTGAGGGCATCGTCCAAACTCAAAATGATGGATGCGTTTAAAGGCATTTCGTCCTACATTGTTGTGGCGACCGCTATGGTGGAGATGGCAGGGGCACTGTATCTGCTTTCTTCCATCGACGAGAAGAAGCTGCAGGACGGCTACGGTGCTATGATCGCCATCAGCGTGGTGATGGGTATTGTGGTTGGCGTCTTTGCGGCACTGAATCATTGGAACAACACGCTGCAGGCTGCAAGCAAGAATAAACTGAGCGGGATCACAAACGGAATTTCCAGCCTGCTGGTCGTGGTGGCGGCACTTGCTGGAATGGCCGTTGCCGTGAAGATGTTTGCGGGCATTGAGAAGCTGGACGAGGCTATGTGGGCTGCTATGGGTTCGCTGGTCGTGATGGCGGGCGTAATCGGTGCTTTGAGCCGCCTTGGGGGAAAAGCCAAGAAGATGCGTAAGGGTGCCGAAGCGATACTGATCGCAAGCACTTCGCTGGTGGTTCTGGCGCAAGCGCTGAAGATGATGAACGAAGCCATTGCGATGGACGAAAGCGGTGCCGGAATGGCATCCATGGCGACCATGCTGATCGTAATGGCAGGTGCGATCTATATCCTGGGTAAGAGCGCCATAGAGAACATGGGCGCAGCTGCCGCAGTGGCGGCAATGGGATTTGCGCTGATCGAACTGGCGCAGGCGCTGAACATGATCGCGGAAATCGGTGTTGCAGACCTTGCAAAAGGCCTGATCGCGTTGGGAGCCGCTCTATTTGGTTTGGTGGGTGCTGCGGCACTGCTTCCTACGGCAACGCCCGGTTTGTTGAGCGTAGCCGGGTCGTGCCTGATGTTGGCTGGTGCACTGCTGATCCTGACTCCCGCATTTAAAGGCTTGGCAACATTGACAGCAGGCGAAGCTCTGGCTGGCGTAATCAGCATCATCGGAATGATGATTGGTCTGTTTACAATCGGAGCCATCACACCGGTTGCTGCCGGCATAATCATAGTCTCGGCCTGCCTTATAAACCTTGGAAAAGCCTTCAGCGCATTTGCAGGTGGTGCATTAAAGCTATCAGCGGCATTTGCAATCCTTGCGCTGTTTTCTTCCTTGATCGACCCGCTTTGTCAGGCAATCATTACAGCTGGACCGGACATCGAGAAGGCGTTGATCACAATCGTATCTGGTATTAGCAATGCAATTGTTGCCTGTGCCGAACCGATTGGAAAAGCAATGTTTGCATTGGCGGTGACACTCACTAAAGTTATCATATTCTACTTGGCATGGTTGACAGGAGCTGCCGATTTAAGCCTACAAGGTGGATTGGACCAGATGTGGGTCGATTTAAATGACTGGTTTGCAAATCATTCGCTGTTTGATTTGATTAGTTCATGGCTATCCTCTGGATCAGCAGCGTTTGCGAATTGGAATCCATTCGGTATGTTTGATTTAAACATGAATGGACGCTCAGCAAAGGCAGGTGAGAATGCCGCGAACGCTATCAATGACTTTGATAAGAAACACGGCACTCGAATCATGGGTGCAATTCTCAAATTGCTTGGCTTTGACGTGGTGTACAAAGATGATGCTGATACAAAGACGACTGACGAAAACACCAAGAACGCGGCAGATGCCACCGGCGTTTCGGCCACGAACATGGAAAAGATCGCAACGGCAATGGCGGTGAGCGCCAAGAGCAGCAAGGAACTGGCCGATGGCATGATCCAGGTGGCAGATGACACCGGCAGAGTACACACCATGACGGTGGAGCAGGCCAAGGCGCTGATGGACGGAAAGACCGCCACGGAGCAGACTGCAGGGGCTGTAGCTGACCTTGGCGGTGCTGCGGCGCGGACGACCGGAAAGCTGAGCGGTACGGCGGCGGTTATGCAAGCCTGTGCGGAAACGGGAGCAGCGAGCACCGAGGTGCTGGACAAAGCCGGGAATGCGATAGAAGGAAAAGAAGAGCAGCTGACAGACGATACTGACACGGCTGTTCAAAATACCATGGATGAAGCCGGTGACACCGCAGAGGAAGGCGGCAAGAGCGCAGCAAGCCGGTTTGTGAACGGATTCTTATCTAGGCTGCCGAAAGAATTCAAGGATATCCTGAATGGCGTTGGCTTCGATATAAGTGGAATGGAAAGCTTTGTTTCGGGAATAGGTGGTGCATCTAATCATAGCAACGTTCATAGCGGATCGGCTGCTGATCGAGAAAAATGGTTTAATTCCTGGTACAGTAACGAAACAAAAAAATACGACGGAACCAGTGGGGAAAGCTGGAAAGACCTGCTTGCCGACATTGCCGATGCAGTACCCGATCCGACAACAAACCCGACCGGCGGAGGAAGCGGAAAAAGCAAATCCTCCCGCAGTGCAGGCAGCAAAAAGACCCTTGCGGAGCAAATTGAGGAGAAGTACAAGACCCGGCTGGAGGCCAACAAGACCTTACAGAGCACAATTGATCAGGAATACGAGCTGTGGCAAGCCGAAAACCAGTACAGCGCCAGCGAGGATGATCTGATGGCCAAGAAAGCTGCCCACGCGGCGGACGCCATTAAAGCGCAGACCGAGCGGGTGAGCATCGCACAGGCAAAGTACGATGCACTGTTTTCAAAATGGGGTGCGGAGAAGGCCGAGACAAAGAGCGCCTACAACGAGCTGCTGGAGGAAAAGACCAGCCTTGCGGAACTGAAGGCCGAGCAGTACACCGACCTGTTTGAGGAAGTGGCGAAGCGGTATGACACGAACCTCGATACGCTGGAGAAGCAGTACAACTTGTGGAGCGCAGAAAATGAAAACAGCGCGACCCAAATGGACAAGATCCGGCGTGAGACCGAGTACATGACCGAAGAACTTACTGTACGGCAGAAGCAGGAAGCCAATGCGCAAGAGCAGTATGACGTACTGAAAGAAAAACTTGGTGAGGACAACCAGCTGACCATTCAGGCCTACAACGAACTGCTGGATGCGCAGACCGAACGGGTAGAACTGGAAAACAAGATCGCAAAGCAGCAGCTGGCAGAGATCGAGGAGCGCATCAGCCAGATCGAAACAGCACAGAAGCGTGCTTCCAGCCAGATGGAGATACTGCAGAAGGTGTACGATGACGGCGACCTGAGTGCTCGCGCAGATGCCTACCGGGAGGCCGTGGAAACTTACGGTAAGAGCAGCGAGCAGGCACGAAAGGCACGGTATCAGGGCACGACGGCTTCGATCCTTGCGGCGGTGGAGGCTGTGAAGAACCTGAACTATCAGATGCAGCAGACTGAGGAGATTCAGAAGAAGCTGGACAGAAAGGATATTTCAGAAGCAGACCGCAAGCAGTACGAACAGGACAAGCTAGAATCGCAGACCGCATTCCTTGGCTTTGCGGAGAACCTTGCGGACGCACTGAACCTTGGAGATACCGGCAAACAGGTAACGCTGAAGCTGGCGAAGGCTATCCAGAAGAACTGGACGCCGATCAAGGAAGGCTTTAATACCGCCATGGGCAAGGCCTTTGCCAACAACCCCGAACTGAAGAACAAACTGGCGAAAGCCTTTGGGGATGCCTTCAGCGAGACGGGCATAGAGGTGGGAACGGAGTTTGTTTCCACCATCGTAGCCATGATGCAGGGCGACTGGGCAAACGCACTGGCGAGCGGCCTGAACTTTATGATCGATTTCCTGAATACGAAAATGGGCCAAGACCTGATGACGACGGTATTGCCAAAGATCACAGAACTGTTCAGCAATGTGGGCAAGGCAGCCAAGGGAGCGCAGATCGGTCAGGCTATCGGTGAGATGGGCGGAGAGATGGCTGTGGCCGCATCCGAGGGCGGCGGACTGATCACCGTGCTGCAGGCAGTAGCAGGTGGTATTGGCAGCATTGGCACGGCTGTTGCAAGTTTTGTGGCAGAGTTCTGGCCGTTTATTCTGGCAGCAGTGGCGATCGTTGCCCTGTTGGGAGGCATTGCAGCGCTGGTGAACAAGCACAATGGCGTGGACAAGGTAGACCAGGAACTGGCAGAGAAGGAAAAGGACAGCGGGGCGAACCTTGACATCAACTTTGCATGGGGCATCAACGCCAAGAAGGACAAGGTAGACGATGCCGTGACTGCCATGACCCAGAACGCCGTGGACATTGCCGCTTCGGCTGCGCAGAGCATGGAGGACGCGCTGAACGAGGACTGGGATTACACCCCGACCATCCGGCCGGTGGTAGATATGACCGAGGTATGGGACAGCGCAGAGGACGTGAACAGCGCATTTGCCGGGGAAAAGCCCATGGAGCTGGACAGCAGCCTGAGCGCACGGCTTGCAAAGGACGCAGACCGCGCATACGGAAATCAAAATGGAAGCGGTGCTGACGCACAAACCGGACGGGATGCAGAGCTGCTGAATGCCGTGAGCCGCCTTGGCGACCATATGGACGCTGTAGGCGAGAGCATCCGCGGCATGAAGGTAGTAATGGACGGACGGAAAACGGTTGGCTACATTGACAGCCAGCTTGGCGTGAGAGCCGAGCGGAGAAGATAAGGAGGTGCAGCAATGGCAAGTGTAGCGCTTTCTTCCATGGCACTGGGCAGCGTGATCACGCTGAATGAAAACGGTGCGGCAGCAGAGTTTGTTATTGCCCGCCACGATTACGAGAGTGGACTGAACGGAGCAGGACGAACCCTGCTGGTGAGAAAGACCTCGCTGGCTGACAAGCATAGATGGGGATCTGTGGACAGCACTACGGACTTGCGCTGGGATGACAGATCTGACCTGAAAACCTGGCTGGAGCAGACCTATGCGGCGCGGCTGGACGAAGAAATCCGCAGAAACATCGGTAAAACAAAATATTATTCTAATGACCCTGCCGGCAGAGATTACCCGACAGAGGGAAGTGTATTTCTGCTTTCTGCCGCTGAACTGAGCAGTGATAAACAGTATCAAGATGGCAGCACAAAGCTGGATGACGCCGTGCTCCGTGTGCTGGAAAGCGGTGGGGGCAGCCCGTGGTGGACCAGAAGCGTTTGGCCGGTTTCTCAAAAAGAAGACGGCGACGACATGGTGAACTGGTGGTTCACACGAGTAGCGCTGTATAAGAAGTATCGTAAACACTCATGGTCCGAAAATAAAGACATAGAAGTCTGGGAGATTGAGGAAAGCGGCTTCCCTGACGCCGATTATGATAGTACGGCAACGATTCGTCCATGTTTAACGGTGCCGGGAACGATGCGTGTGGATGACGGCACCGGAGGCGGTGGTGGAGGAAATACCGGAGGCGGTGGTGGAGGAAATACCGGAGGCGGTGGTG